GAAGTAAGGGCCATCCCGCACAGTTTCCGATGGAACTACCACTTCGTTGTATTGAGGGTTGGAGTTTCATTGAAGATGTAGTCCTTGATCCGTTTTTGGGTGTGGGGACGACTGCTTTGGCTTGCAAAAAGATGAACAGGCAATACATCGGCATGGATATTTCCAAAGAGTATTGCGATATGGCGATCAAGCATTTGGAAGAGGCTGTATGATACAGGTCATTCACGGCGAGATTTGGGGTGAAGCCTTCCTGCAAGAACTGCTCGCAGGGAGCAAAACTTAGGTTTGTAGCCCTTGAAAGAGGGCGATTTTGGAGTCCCATGATTTTCATGGGTTTTAGAAAGCATGATGTTTTCCACTATTTTAACTTTGGCTGCATCTTTTTTAGGAATATGGGCTTTCTGTAAGTATGTTGTTTTCATTGAAATGAGAGTAGACGGTAACACGTTCAAGACTCTTTATGATTATTTTAAGGATGAAAATAAATTTGTTTTGTATGAGGAATTTACTTCAGAAGCACAATATCCTGTTTTCTATTCTGTTTTCTGTTTGCCCAAGTCAGTTCCATTTTTTTTCTTGACTCGTAATGAGCGTCTATTTCAAGCAGGTTGGCAGAGCAAAGACTATTTAACGGTGATCACTTGTTTAAGGTGGGATTATAATAGATTCAAGAATTTTTTAAATGTTGGTTTGAAAGATGCCAGCTTCAAAATAAGTGGTGTTCCAATTCGATTGTTGTTGCCTTTTGGAACTGATAAGATTGGTTCTCTGAAAATAAGAATGAATGAACCAATGATAGATCCTGTTTTATGGCGGGACTTCGACAATGAAGTTGGTGAAATGCTTGCTGGCAAGAGGATGAAGACAAGCGCACTTCTTCATGGTTTGCCGGGAACTGGTAAAACATCTTTAGTCAAATATTTGTCAACGAAATATGATTTGCCAATTATGATTTTTACTTTGAATCCAGAGTGGAACAACCATGACCTTTTGTTTATGTTTTCAAACATTCCATCAAAATGCATAGTTCTTATGGAAGATTTTGATAATTATTTTAATAAAAGACAATGCACTATGGGTAATGACAGGAATTATATTAAATTTACTTTTGATATAATTCTTAATGGTTTAGATGGCGTTTATAACACTTATGATAAAGTCGTTTTCATTATGACTGTTAATGATATCGATAAGGTTGATGATGCTTTGAAGAATAGACCGAGTCGTTTCAAATTCGTCAAGCATTTTGACAATCCATCTTTTGAGGCTAGGGACAGGATATTGGGAAGAGATTGGGCTGATTTGACAGCAGGAATGAATTTGGATCAAATCTATCGGATTAAGGAATACCAAGATCAAGGACTGACTTTCAAAGAAGTTATGCTGAAATTAGGAAAAAATATTGATTGTACGCAAATCAATAGAATTGCTGAAAACATTTATCGGCGTAGAATGGCGTTTAATTTGCCCGGAAACGACAGAGAAGATTGGTTTGCTGCCGAGAATATAATCACATCAAAGTAAAATCTACATATTCTATTTCCATTATTTCTCTTGGAAATTTCTTACCGTTTGCTAAATCTTGATCATCACTTTTTTGCCATTTTTCTTTAATGCGGCGAAGAATTCTTGGGTTATGTGCGAAGAATAATTCCACATCATGTTTGATGATATTTTCACGCATGATTGTTAGGCCAACGCTTTGAAACATTTTTTTATAACTTTTTATTGGATTTAGAAATGCTTGTGTTTTCAATGATTTTATTCCCATTTCGTATAATTCATTTTCTGTAAAAACGAGATGTATAAATGCTTTGTTTAGTGTTGTGTGAGTGTGGCATCCATGTCTGCTCGTCCATGGATGGCAGCGGATGAATATTCGACCAGCCTCTGATTTTATTTCATTTATTTTTTTGAGTGAATTTTCAAAATCTTGTGCATGATCTAAAACATCATTTATCACAATCACGTCATATGGACCATTTTCTATAATTTCTGACCATTTGGTTGTATAGATTAGATTGGGGTCTTTTTTAAAATTGGTCCATTTTTTTTCTTCAATATCATATCCAACAACTTTTTTAGTTCCGAATAGATTATTAGCAACATAACAGAGATGGCCTTCTCCGCAGCCAAAATCTAAAACTTTTTTATCTGTTATGTCAGTTGTGACTAATGAGTTTAATATTGCTGCTGCCTTGTGTAATTTTTCTTCATCATTGTCTCCAACAATTTCTGATTCATCAATTGCTTCGGGCCATGCGCCAGTTTTTGATAAAATTCTCAGTTCTGTTAATTCTCGAAGTTTTTCATCATTCGATTCTGGTTCGGCGATCAAAGCATTTTCTTGTTCAAGAAATCGATTCATAAAAACCAACATATTTTCAAGTGTGCTTATGAATTGCTTAACATTTTTTATTTCCATTGATACCTTTTGATTTGTTGGATTATTTTTCATGATTTACACTCATATAGAAGTGATATAATTAATTTTATATAATATTTTATAATTGGCAAATCATGAAAAAAATTGAATTAATGAAAATTTATAGTGAAGATTTTCAAAAAGAAGTCACAATGGTTTCTGTTGATGGAGAGGTTTTTGATTGGGGTATAGACCCTAATGCATTAGTTCAAGCGAAAGCAACTATTTCTAATCATAATGAATTATCTGAGTCTATAGTTTTATCTATGATAGATCATTTTCTTGAATGTTTTTCAGAATTTATTGGAAGAGATATAAATCTTGAAGAATTCAATAATGCTGTGAGAGAGGGAAAATTATAATGATTATTTTTGAAGAAAATGACGATAGATTTTACATCAAGGAATCAACCATAAAGACGGCGGGGAAAGGTCTTTTTGCTAAAAGAAAAATTGAAAAAGATGAATATTTGCCAATTAGTGGCATTATGGTCAAAAGAAATTCTATTGCTGATGAATGCACATATTTTTTCAATTCATATAAATTCGCAGCTAATATGAAGAAAAAAGGTGATTTGGTTGATATTGGAGAATATGTTATTGTTCCTCTTGGCTATGCTGGAATTGTCAATCATATTGACAGTTTAACATTACAAGGTGTTGAAATTCGTTATTGTGGTGATCAATATCCGCAGAAAACTCCACATGCTGGCAAAGCTGTTTATTGGTTTTTACGAGACATTGAAAAGGATGAGGAAATATTTGGTAATTATGGACAAGGATGGAATAATGTTTTAGATTGGGTTAATGAAGTTCACAATAAAACTGGCTATGCTAAAAAGTCTTGGCAAGAATTTTTAGATTTTGATTTGTACAATATGAAAGAATTAATTTAGCTTAAGGCAAAATTTATGGAAACATTTGATTTTGGGAAAACAAAGCTTATTGCTTTGGTTTTTGATTTATCTATAGCTCATGATAAAAAAGGGCGAAGAATTATCGATGGAATCAAAAGTCAAATTGTTAAAAAAATATCAAAAAGCAATGAAGAGGTTTTATTTTTTTTGAATAAAATACCAAAACATTGTGGGGAAAGTGTTCAAGAAGTTGCTTCATATCAAGATCCAATTGATTTTAATATTGGTGAAACTGTTAAGAAAATAACTAAAATTATTGGAGAAACATCTGAAGATAAAGAAAAGTATGTTTTATTTATTACTGATCGATTTAAGGATAAATTCAAAGGTCACTACAAGTCAATTTTTAATTTGAAGAAATATAAAAATTATGATTTTACCATTTCATTTGTCGGTTTTGGTAAAAACTATGACCGTTCAATTTTAGAATCATTAGTATTAGAATGTGAAGGAAATTTTCAACATATTGATTTAGCAGAAGATTTGTCTTTTATTTTTGAAAAGATGGGAGTTTAAGTGGTAGATAAAATTTTTGTTGGTAAGCCGATTGAAAATAAACCGTTTTACATGTCGCCAGTTGAAATAATTATTCCTTTTCACAATGAGCAATCAAAAGTAATTGACCTTATTAATGATATATTTATTACTGTGCAAAAGAACATGTATGTTATTACGCTTGTTGATGATGGTTCGGATAATAAGAATTTTTTAAAACAATTGCGAGAAAAAAAGGTTGAGGGTCTTCGTTTTTTGAGTCATGATAAATGCAAGGGTTTTGGAGCATCTGTAAATACTGCTTTGAGAAATCCTCACAATAAAAACATTCCCTTTGTTGTTATTATGCATTCTGACGTTAGAGTCAAAGATAACAACTGGTTGTTTAATCTTGGCCAAACACTTGTTTCAATGAAAAATAACGGCGTGAAAATGATTTCATCTTTGACAGATAATCCTATGGCTGATGTCGCAGCGTTATGTGGCGAAAAAGGTGTTGTGAAAAATGATGTTGTTTTGTCAAATGGTTATTTGCCTATGTATTGTGTTATTGCAAATAGAGAATTATTTAACAGAATCGGTTTTCTAAAAGAATTTCCATATGCTGGAACAGAAGCAGAAGAATTTGCCTACAGAATGCGATCCAAGGGGTTTAAACAAGGAGTTTGCGGCAGTAGTTGGGTTCATCACATTGGCGGCGCAACATTGAAACAATATGAAAATGATAAGAAAGTTAACAAAATATTGCGAAATACATATGAAGAGTATTTGCTGACACACAAAAACACAAACGATAATAATATATAATGTATCTTACATAGGAGGTTTTCATGCGTTGCAAAAAAGAAGACAACACTTATACCACTACGACTTGGAAATACTACACTGCTCAGTGTACTAGAAATCAACAGGCTCTTGGCATTTGTTCAGGAGTTTCTGGCGCATGGGTTGCAGCGACCGTCGTCTGTAGCTTAAGGCTTTTTTGATTGATTTTAAAATAATTTTTTAAACGATGACTGGCTTTATGCCAGTCATTTTTTTTTGTCTTGACAATTAATTTAAATATTTGTAATATAAAAAAATCAACACGGAGAAGACTTGTGATTGACCTGATTAAGAAAATTTTTGCCGATCTAAATCAATTTTGTTTTTCAAATAAAATTATAATGCCTGAATTTCAATTGGACGTTGTGAGAAAATTTAATTTTCGTTGGATTAGTGATGATGAAGTTTTATGTATTGGTTCAGCGTCAATTGACATGAATAAGCGTGAAATTTGTGTGGCTATGTTGCACGAAATGATTCACATGTATAATTATTCACTTCGCATTCAAGATGTTAACGAAAATCAATATCATAACAAAAAATTTATGAATATGGCTATAAATTTGGGATTGGGAATATTTAAAGATAAAAACCAAGGATGGTCAATTACTACGCTCGATCAATCTAATGATAAAGATGTTAAGATTGATACTGCCAAGAATAAAGAACTTATTAATTATATAGAAAAGATTAATATTGATACACACAAATTGTCTCTTGATTATAATGCTATGCGTGAATCAATTGCTTCCTTGAAGCCTTCAAAGGTTTTCTTTTTAAAGTACGAATGTCGTTGTCCCGCTCCTTTCAACAGTATTCGTTCTGGGAGAAGGCCAGACGGTAATAATGCTCCAGAGATTACATGTGAGCGATGCAAAAGTAAATTTACTTGTGTTTCCCCGCTTGATGATTAGCATGAGGCAATTCCAATTCTGCTTCTGGATCGATTCTTTTGATTATTTTCTGAAAAACTAAATATAGCAATATTGTGATGATTGTGAATTCAAGAAATGAATTGAGAATTTTTCCTATTTCTATTTCCATGCCTTCCAAAGGAATAAAAATTAAGCTGCGCCAATTGCCATTCGTAGCAGATAGCGTGTAATTGATAATAGGCATAAGTAATGATTCTGTGATACAAGATGCAAACTTTTGTGTTTGAGTAGCAAGTATTAGTGCTAAAGCCATTACAAAAAAGTTCTTCTTGTAAGCAAATTTCTTATAATCTTTAAATTCTTGTTGGATTTGTTCGCTTTTTATAAAATTTTTCTGATCCAATTCACATTCTTTCATGGAATATCCTTAAAATTTTATCTATTTTTATTTTGCGAAATATTGGCAAATGGTTGTCTTGACTAATTAAATTAGTCGCCATTAAAAAATTTTAAAATTTTCTCAAACCAAATCACATATAGTGTCTAGAAGAAAATGATCGACCAATCTGAGGAGGTAAGACATATGTTTGTATATGGGTTTATATCAAAAGTTTCCCAAAATATTATTTCTTTGGACGATTTTTTTTGTCGTTTGGGACTAGCTTTGAGGAAGTTTTGAGTATACAACAAACACATGGTTTTTCGCCAAGGTGTTCGGGCAATCTTCTTGAATGTTTTGGCAAAGCCACTATGAAGCCATTGACGGGACTCATAGGAAAGAAATCCGTCTTCCGTTGACGGACGGACGGACGCATAGACGGATCGTTATGGTTTGTTTCCTTTACAGCGAGGTTTTATCATGTCGAAGATCAAGGAAGATTTATCTGTGAGCAATTTACCTTTGCCAGAAGGTAGTCAGCATCTGACTGGGAATCTTTTCATGGTTCCGTTTTCCAGTATTAGGGCACCAGAAGGGAACCCTAGACTTTTGACAGAGAGTGGTCTTGCCAACATCATTGATAAGCAGTTGGCGAATGAGCTTCGAGAAAGCATTAAGAATAATACACTGCTCAATCCTTTGGTTTGTCGTTGGACTAAAGACGAAAACGGTAATTTGTTTCCGATTGTCGAAGGCGGTGATCGTCGATATCGTTCGTTAGATTATTTGATCCGTCGCAAGGAAATTGTTGTTGATCCTCGCAACATCAAGGTGGATGAAAATGGACAATGGCATCGAAGTATGGTCCCAGCCAACGAAGCTTACGAGTTTGTTCCGTGTCAAGTATTTTTCTGCAACAACGATTTAGAGGCTTTGGCACTAGCTTGGGCAGATAATAAAAATCGTGTAAATTTGACGGAAGGACATGAGATTGCTGAAGTTATTAAGCTTCGTGATGTAGGCGCTAAAGATGCTGATATTATGAACATTCTTCAGCGAGATCAGAAATGGTTGGCCGATACTGATCGGTTAATCGGCTCTCTTGATCACAGTAGTTTGGCCGATCTCATCGAGGGTAGGCTTGATCGAAATGCAGCGATTGAACTTGCAGCAATCAATGATATAGAGATTAGGGACAAGGTAAGAATTGCTGCCAATGAATCCTCGACAGAGACATGGGGTCGTAAGATTTATCGTTTGCAGCGGAGAATCACCCAAGTTGTTGAGGAGAACGAAAAGGCAAAGGGTGATCTTGTTTTTTCTGAAACATCTGAAGAAAAGCAAGAGGCACAAGAGCGGATTGATCAGACAGAAGCGCAAAGTCGGGCCATTGCTCGACAACGAGATGAAACTAGGCCTGTCACGACTTCGAGAGCGGTTATTGATGCCAGTAATCAAATTGCTGGCACAAGACCTCGCCCTGTAGGAAAACGAGGCCCTAAGGGTGGTCCTCGTCGCATGAGAGAAATCAAGATTAAAGAGGGTCGTGATCTTTTTGTTGAGCTTTTGAAAAACAATGGCGAAGCACCTGATGGTTCTTTTACAGCCAGTGTTGAATCACTCAAATTGTTAATCAAGGTCATAAACGACAATATTTTAAACAATAATCCTGATTGGGCTGCAACAATTAGAAAGCATTATTCTGCTTAAAACATAGCTTTTAACAAAAACAACACTGCTTTTTTTAAAAAGCAGTGTTGTTTTATTTTTTTATTGCATAAATATATCAATGATTATCGCTTGTCCACATTGTGGTCATGATTTACACGAAAAGCTTAATGACGGTTTATCTAACTGTGATAAATGTCATCAATTTTTTGATTCTAGCGATTTAAATCAACTTCTTTCGGCAGGATGGCTAATACGAAAGCATCACTATAATCTTGAGCAATTGAAATGGCACACTAAAATAGAAGATGATATGGCAATATTAGTTTTTGCATATGTATTAGACAATGACTACTCTCATCAAGAATTTTTTACAATCTTGACAAAACTAGGTGTCGCAAACAAATGTTACATTAATTACGAAAAATAATCAATTTGATTGATCATCATCATCAGATGTAATTGCTGAAATTTGGCCAGTTGGCGCACGAGAATCAATCTCTACGACATTTGTTTCCAGTTCAGAACGAAGTACAGTTACCTCTTTCTGAGCCTGAATACCCAATCTGACTTTGTTCCTGTTGTCAATTCTTACAACCGTGATCCTTATGTCTTCTTTTAGACCCGGAACTTTTAGGATGATTTCTTCGTCCTTCTTTCGACTTAGCACTAGCATTTTACGTCCTTTCGTTGCTTTCCATGTGTTGTCGTAGACCATATTAATTGAGTCGATCTTTTGAAATTTTTTGTTCTTTTTAAAATATTTCCCAAAATAGGGCTTTACAACCAAAAAGGATTTATATATTAATTACTTACTGGCATTAAAAATTAACAACGCCAGCTTTAACAGGAGCAGAGTGATGAAGATTAATGTATGGTCTGTTGAACTGAATAACCTTCGAGCCGAACATTCCAAGATTTCCAAGAAGATTTCGTTGCTGGAAGATCTTATTGAATTAGAAAACGAACATGCATTTGATGCTCCCACATCAAATGAAAATCAATCGACTTCACATAGGCATGAAAATAATCCTCGAATTGTTGCAAATAATGATGGTAGCGAACCTCGTCGTCGTGGTCGTCCTCGCAAAAATCCATCGGATGAAGTTGCCGTGAAATCACTCAAGCTTCCAAATTTGCTTGAAACAATTGGTCAACAACATGGCAAATCGATGAGGTATGATGATTTGGCCATATTGGTAAAATCTTCTGGCTATAAGACCAATAGTAAAGATTTTAACAACATGGTTTATCAGTGCCTCCAAAAGTTGTGCAAGAAGGGTGTGTTCGTCAGGAATCCAGAAACTCAAGAGTATCATTACGCTGGTAATAATGATTGATGTCGATTTAATTTTTTACCAACAACCCTTTCTTAACAAAGGGTTGTTGGTAAATATTTTTACAGTTATCGATAGATATATGACACACATTTTTTTCGACAGTTGTATTTTTTAATATTCATTTCGAGAATAAATTTTGGAAATTATTTTATAAAAGCTGTTTTTTAATGTAAACTAGAGTTAGACGAGTCATCCACATCAAGGAGATTGTCATGGCCAAGCGTAAGCAGACCTGTTGTGATTATTGTGGTAAAAGCAGCGCAGAAGTAAATGTTCTGGTCGAAGGACCAGTTACTGAACATGAGCAAAATGGCAGGCCTGTGGGCAGCAGAGTTTATATCTGCTCTGAATGTATTAACCTTTGCAAATCAATGGTTGATAAGCAAACAAAATCTCCATCACTAGTAAATCTTGCCAAAGGGATTCCAACGCCAAAGCAACTTGTTGAGCATCTGGACAAAAGCATCATCGGTCAAGATAAGGCCAAGCGCACCCTTGCTGTTGCTATTACGAACCATTATAAGCGTTTGATGCAAAACACAATTAAATCTGATGACAATCCATTTTCTGATGTTAATATTGAGAAATCTAATATTTTGCTGATAGGTCCAACTGGTTCTGGTAAAACTTCATTGGCTCGAACACTTGCTAAAATGCTTCAAGTGCCATTTGCAATTGGCGATGCTACGACTTTGACGGAAGCTGGTTATGTTGGTGAAGATGTTGAGAATTTGATCCTTAAATTGCTCCGTGAAGCTAGCTTTGAAGTCGAAGCGGCTCAGACAGGAATTATTTTTCTTGATGAAATAGATAAGATTGGCAAGACAAGTCAGAATGTAAGCATCACCCGTGATGTCAGCGGCGAAGGTGTTCAACAGGCTCTGCTTAAGATGATTGAAGGCACGATATGCAATGTGCCTCCCGGCGGTGGAAGAAAGCATCCAGAACAGCAATTTGTTCAGGTTGACACAACTAATGTTCTATTTATTTGTGGCGGTGCATTTGTTGGTTTGGAAGAAATAATTAAGCGTCGAATTGGTAAGAATGTCATGGGTTTTGGTGGTGTTAACAGCAAGCAAGATGACGATGAATGGATTTTAGAACACATTACCCATGACGACTTGATTGAATTTGGTATGATTCCAGAAATTGTTGGTCGCCTGCCAGTAATTACGCCATTAAAAGGACTTGACCAAGAAGCATTGCTTAAGATTTTGACCGAACCAAAAGATGCTTTGGTGAAGCAGTACCAGAAGATGTGTTGGCAAGACAATGTTAAGTTACTGTTCACCAATGAAGCGTTGGTTCAAATTGCAAGCAAGGCAATGGAAAAGGGTACAGGCGCTCGTGGACTTAGAACAGTCATAGAAGGATTCATGATTGACATTATGTACAATCTAACGGATCATAGTGGCGAAGAGATCACTGTGACTAAGGATGTGGTTCTTGGACAGCCTGCTGTTTTTAACAAGAAGTTTGCAGCCTAGTCTGTATGGATACTGGTCAACTACCTTACTGGCGCACAATACTTGAGAAGTTGACGGTCAGGTAGTTGACCAATTTTTCTTCTAATTTTCTTAAATTTATTATTGTAAATTATGTTAATTATAGTTAGACTTGAATGATTATGACTTTTATAATCCGTTGACAAACGGAAGAGGTATTTTTACATGAATTATATTGTCTCTACTTTTTTTGATGAGGAAGATTGGAATAAGTTCGGTTTGAATTGGGTTCGCAATGCTAAATCCGCATCACTCGACGCTATAATTATAGGTAAGGATCTGCCAGAAGACGCAATTGCAAAAATCGCAGAATTAAATTTTCTTTATTTTCCTGTTTTAGACAAATTTAAAAAAAATTGCAATGCAATGCACACACTGGTATGCAATCTACCAAAAAATAGTAGATGTTTGTGGACAAAACCTGAAATTTTACCAAAAGCTGGTATTATAGGAGAAGCAGATTTGATATGTGGTCTTTCTGATTCCCCTATAAGTAAAATAGTCAGTTCTGTTATCAATCTCTATGACAGAGCGGCGATGATAGAATCGTTGTCTCAACACATTGAGTCAGTTCATAATAAGTATTTGTCTGCCAATTATATGTTGGGAACGACAGATTTTTGGAACGGTTTTTTTGGTTGTAAGTCTTATTTGCACGAACGAGGTTATTTGGTTGAAAATTCAGAAGACGACGATCTCGTTTTAAACTTTTTTGTTGCATTCGCACATTCTTTTTCAGTAGAAATAAAGGACTATTGTTGAAACTATGGAATTAATACTCTATCACTTTGGTTCTTTTATGTTTTTCATGTTAAGCATGTTTGTAATTTGTGCTTTCATGGTTGCTCTTACAAGAACTAATAAAGAAGAAACAACAAGAATTAAGGAAGATGAATGAACATATTGCTTTTTGTTTATGGAACTCTAAAAATGGGGTTCTCTAGAAACTACGCTTTGAATGGACAGATTTATTTGGGTACTGCTAAAACAAAGCCCGAATACAGCATGTATGCACTAAATGGTTATCCAGCTTTGGTTGATCAAAGAATGGCTGAAAAAAATAAACTTCAAGTTTCTACTTCTGTATTTGGTGAAATTTGGGAGGTAGACGAAGAAGCAATTACTAAAATCGATAAAATAGAAAGCACAGATATTGATTTGTTTGAAAGGAAAGCAATAAATATTGATGAGTTTACGCTTTCAAGATTGCCTCTTGATAAATCTGTATGGCGTTCAATAGAAGATAAAATAGCATTATCTTATATTTACAAACAGAATATATATGGTGCTGCTATCTGTGGTTCCTTTTGGCATAAAAGGTAGTGAAATAATGAATATGAATTATTTATTATCTGGTTTTATTTTAGGTGTGTCGGTATTAACAATTTTTTTATTGATATATCGTTCTATTATGCTGCGTAAAATTGAATCATTACAGTCACAAGCTGTTTTGGATGATTTGGAATTAGCAACGAAAGAACAGCTTCTTAATGAATTCCGCAAACGTCCCAATAATTCTTACATTCTTTTGTTGCCAATGTCTAATAAAGATGAACAAGGAATAAAAATAGAATTAAATAGATTCACACCTTATGATAGTGTAGGATTATTACACTTGGCTACCAGTCTTATTTTTCGTCAAATGAAAAATAAAGGTATGTCTTTACCTGAACTGCCATCTATTATTGACGAAGATTGACATTCAAAGTTTATTTCTTTGGGAAAGAAATCCGTCATCCGTTGACGGCGAATAAGGATTGTATAATGCTCAAGAAAGTAAAAATCTGTTTGAATACAATGGTTGCCAACGAGGCACATGTTATTCACAGAATGCTAGAATCTTGTTACAAGTTTATTGATTATTGGGTCATTCAAGATAATGGATCTAATGATGGCACTCAAGATATAATTCGTAATTTTTTTAAAGAGAAAAATATACCCGGGTTCATTTATGAAATTCCTTGGCAATATCCCGGCTACAATCGTGATCATGCTCTACAAAAAGCTTTACAGGCCTCACATAATTGCGATTGGATTTTAAGAATAGATGCCGACGAAATTATTCTAGTTGATGATGATTTCGATTGGACACCAATCAACGATACATCAAATCAAAGCTTTAATATTACTGCACAACAAAACAATTGCGTTTATTATAGATGTTGGCTATGGAATTCTAAATTACCATGGAAATTTAAACACGATAAACGACATGAAACCATTTACATGGAAGAAGTTGGAGAAGATTTTGTCAGGAACAGTCTTTCATCAAAATTTAGACATGTTATTTATGGAGATGGCAAAACTTGGTTTAGTCCTTATAAATTTTATAGTGATGCTCTAGAAATTGAAAAAGATCTTTTGCTAGAAAATAAAATGAATATTGACATATATCATTTGTTTTATATTGCCAAAAGTTACCGAGATGCAGTTGTTGATAAAAAAAGCATATGGCCATTTGGTGACTCACACATGAAAGAATGTGCCAGAAGAGCTATTTTCTTTTTCCAACAATATCTTAATATTGTTCACAATTTCAACAACACATCAAAAGCAGATCGCTTAGATGAAATGGGCTACATGGTCTTGGTTTTCATTTCTGAGTGCCAAAGAAAACTGGGGGATGATGAATCGGCTCTTTTGTCTTTGATGCAAGCAGAGCCTTTTTGCCCCGAAAGAAATGAACATCTTCTTGAAATTGCACAAATTTATTCCGATCATGGGCAAAAAATTGGATTTCTTAATACGACAGCAAAACTCGTTGATCCATTAAGAAAAAATCCATTTCCAAAATTTTGCTTCTTCATCAATAATGAAGCATATTATGACACAGGAGAATATGTGAAATACCTTCATAATATCTCTTGCATATTCAATAATATTTCTACAGCTACTTGACAAATCGTTGAATTTTTTACTAATGATGCTATTGTCTAAAAAACAATAAATCATTATAGATAATTGTATGGAAATTAGTTTTAGAAAATATATTGAATCGTATACTGATATGGGTTTACATATGGGGTCCAATAACATATTGGATGCTTGGGAAGAATTGGCAGCAGAAAAGCATATTAAAAAGGCATTGAGTTACGGCGAAAAAACTTTAAAAATAGCAGAAAAATTAGATAAATTTATAGGGATGAAGAAGATGTTTTTTCTTTTGGGTCCCACAACACATGTTTTGGTTAGCAGTGGAATTTCTTTGTCAAAGATATTAAATGAACCGAAAAAAATTTCAAATTGGATTGAATTGAAAGATCAACTTATTGAATTAGTCAAATTGGCAGCAATTAATCCATTAATTGCGGGACCAGCAGCAATTGGAATAGCGCATTTGACAGGTTTTGCGGCAAATCAAGAAGCCATATTGCTAGTTGCCAAATTAGCATCGTCTGTTTATTTTTACTTAGAAAGCATTCTGAAGATCATGCAAACTAGCAAATTAGACTATGTTCAGAAAATTGCCGAATCATTAAAAGACAAATTAAAAATTTTAATGCCTAAGACTCAATTACCGAATTGATGTTAATGCTTTGATAGTGCTTTCTGCATTAACATGCAATATTCCATTCCCACCCCAATCACGCCATTCTTGAATGTTGATGTGAAGATCATCTATTAGTATTTTCCCTGCACTAGCGTAATATTTTTTCACCTTGCTTTTCTCGACACAGATGATTCTTTTACCAGAAACACCAATATGATTCTGGCACCATATGTTTTTCCCATCACATGCTTCCTTTGATTCCGAACATGATGTCAGGATATAAGGTTTATATTTTTTTATATAATTCCATAGAATTTGACAGTCTTTTGTTTCAGGTAAATTTGCCCAAAAATCAATTTTTTCTTTGCTTGTAAGCTTGTCAATATAATTGTTAAAATAATCTATAAATGTTTCTCCATTGTTAAGTTTAAATCCATATATCTCACTTAGCTTTCCAACTAAATCAACAAGAACACCATCTAAATCACAATATATCATAATTTTTTTTCATTTTCTGTTTACAAATTACCTTAAATTCTATAAGTTAATAGGGGATAAAACAAACTATCGAAGGGAATGGATAAAATGAAAAACCCATTAGGCAAAAATGTCGATCTGAGATTATGCTTGGTTGACAGCACCTATGACAAGGAAGTCGATGAATGGATGATAGACAAGATTTCCGACACTGATTCAATCTTGCAAATTTCAAGTCCAAGTCAAGAAGAAATATGCAGCAAGGTTAAACTTTGCAGGAAGAAGCATATTGCCTATATTTCCAAGAATGACATATTTGTCGTTCATCGTAATAGCAATAAACCAATAGTATGCTTGAGAAAAGTTTGATTTTTAGCAGAAGAATTTTATGAAATAACTGAGATTCAATCCGAATAAGAGATGTGGAGATCAGGGTAACAGACGGAGAACTGGAAATGAACGTCAAGAAAGTTTGGTTTTACATCCATCGTTTCGATGCCGCCAAGACCGCACATGTGGCTAGCATAATTCTCAGGAAGTATCCGTTCATCAAGCCTACTGTCGAAGGTGACAAGTGCATCCTGTTGTGCAGTGATATGGGTAAAGACCCATCCTCTTGGGTCATCGAGAAGCTCGTTGAAAACAAAAAGTTTCTGGGTCATTTCCACTCAGGAAGCAAGCGATATAATGCCGAAAGGCATGAATATTTGACAGAAAAGCATCATGCTGCTGTCTGTCGGTTTGGTTTTTTTGACTTATATGATGTTCCCGATGATTTACAGTTTGCTAATTTTATTCTTGGGAAGTTGCAAAACACTCTTTCGGGACAGCCTGCTTATCTCGCTGAAGAGAATGCTTCTATCAGCAGTGGCCATAAATTGAATTTCTCAAATGAGATCAAAGTGGAAAGGAGGAAGATGTATATTTATAACCTCGTAAAATTCCACAATTATTCTAAGGAATTAGCAACATTGGTGATTGATCGAAGATTTCCAGAATGGAAAGACATAAAAATCGAGAAGAAAAAGATCATTCTTCGTGATGAAAGAAAAAGGGCTAGAGATGAGTACAGGAAAGCTTTAGAACTTGCTAAGAAGTTGGCTTTTATGTCACCTAAGAAGAGAAAGATTTATCTAGAAAGTGATAATTTTTTTGAATATATACTTTTTATGATGCTCTGTAAGGTAAAGGGTAAAGAGTGGATTTTAGAGAATATTGGACCTGTACCCGGAATTGTCGAGTGATAATGAAAAGGCCAGCTAAAAAGCTGGCCTTTTTTATTCACTCTAAAAATTTCCATTAGTTAATCATGTGGCCAATTTTCATGATTATTAAGCCTATAAACATTGTTATCATTCCAAAAATTCCCCAATAGTCTAGTTTTACGTTGAAGAAAATTAAAGGGGTAAAGTAAAAAACCGCTATATAAACCAAGTCCCACATTAAAACAAATATGAAGAATTCTTCTTTATTGTCAACAATTTTGGTGGACCAATACCAAAGTAGACTGTAAAAAAAACCTATGATCATGCAAATCGTAAAATAATTATAACTGTTTTTATCAAAAAAATCATTAAATGCTATGTATGCATAAGAAAAATATACAATGCTAGCTAGAAATAAAAGTAAACATTCCATATACCTCCTTGTTATGGACACTGGGCGAAAAATTCCATTCAACCATGATATTTATGCTTTTGACTGACAAAAACATAACATTTTGGCTTAAATTTGTGGCAGTTGCTTGGAAAATTGCTTTACAACTGGATCTTAATACCATATTATCTTATTGTTGAGCTTTAGCTCCGACAGACACAAGATGAGGTTAGAGTCATGACGCAAGACGAAAAGCAAGGCAATGATCGAACAATGATTTTTTGCAAGTTTTTGCAAACTTCTGGCATTCCTTCCTCTGGTGATATTGGATCTTTGGAACACGCTGCATTGCAGTGGATTAAAAATATTCGTAAAAATTGCAATAATTTGTTTGCATCTGATTTGAATATTATTCGCAAGCATGGTCTTTTTAACAAAATATTTGTTGATCAAATTAGACAGAACAAGGTCGAAGAATTAGAAAAACAAATGCTTGAATTGTCTCATCAGCTTAGAGCCATTAAAGAAGGCATTCCTTCTGTTCCAGTTCCAAAAATTACAGTTCCAAAAATTACCATTAAAAAAGATGTAGAAAAAAGTTTTAGCGAAAATCATAATAGATTTATAGCGGCCTACAAAGCAAATAGGAAAAAATATCGTATGAAGTTATTGAGAGCAATTTCTGGAAACAAAGATGGTTTGTCAAAAGGAGAAATGCATATTGTGCTAGGTGGACACGCAACTGGAAAAATACTTCAGGACTGTATCAGTTTTCTCGAAAATAAAAATTTGATTTTTATGAAGGCAGTTGAGAAGAGAACTGCAAAAGGTTGCAAGTCTGTTGTTCGTCATTGGTTTTCTGTTAAAGGCAACAATGAATTAGAAACAACAGAAAAAGCAGTTGTTCAAAAGCAGCTTTTTGATAATTTGCCTATTGCAGATAACTTTATTATCAATAAAAGGCCATACACATATAACCCCGAATGTGTTTGGGCGAAGAATGTTGAAGTATTTTCTTCGAGGTTGAATGAAGAAGATTTGATTGGCGCTGCAAAAATCAAAAGCATTAAAACTGGTTTAGTTAGAGATTGTGGCCTAGAAAACTATTGCATTTATCCAAGTGGCGCAATTAAGTATTATCTTCGCTGGCGTAGCCATGACGGTAGCTTTGGCTACGCTTTTTGGAGATGGAGTACCTCCAAAGATATTGTTGAAATTAATCTCAAGCCAGAATTCGATTTTGGCGGCAACTAACAGCGGCTAGTAAAGAAATACGTCCTCACCTGTTCGTATTCCAATCGCCTATTGTGGGTGGAAGACCAGCCCATTTGCGAGCATCCTTCCATGTTTTGGGTTTGAAATCTTTAGGGAAAAAGCTGGCTGGTTCTTTTTTCGTATCTTTAGATGGTTCACGCTGAATTACAGGTTCAGGTTCAACAATGCTTTGGAAGTACTCTGCATGAGGAATAAATTCGTCAAACATGTATATTTTGTTGTTAAAAAACACAATAGTTTTTAATGGGTCACGAAGTTCTCCATCTTCTTTTAATTTTTTGCAAGCTGCTGCTGCAACTGATATGGGTGTTTGAGGCCCCTGATAAATTGATATTAAATCAATTTGATCGAAAATTCTTTTGACCTTATTGGAAATAGCGTAAAAATTTATAGTTTCAGGCCAATTTGTCTGATCATCTCCATATAAAAACTTTTTTAAATTATTTTCTGTAACTGTGAATTTTAATTGATCAAAATCAGTCCTATAGCCTATCCTGCCAACAGCAGAAACAACATCGCCAAATCTAGAATAAATTCCATTATAAGCTTTGATAAGTTTTCTTCCTATATTTTCGTCTTTACGGGTTTCATTGTCAATTAATTGTCTGTGATATGTTTTATTTTCTCCTAAGTAATTTGTGTCTGTGGATTCAAGATAAATAAATGGTTTATGAGCCGCTGTAAGCTCCCCATCTATAATTTCAGCAGCTGAAATATCAATGATTTCGTCTGGTTTTTTGAATATTTCTAAACCATTTTCTATAGTAGGAAAATATTCATCAGCTTCTCGCAAATTAAACCATTTCTGATGGTTTGTGTTCCAATCACCTATTGTGGGTGGAAGACCTACCCATTTTTTGGCTTGTGGCCATGTTTCTGGCTTGAAATCCTTCGGATAAAGACTCATAGGTTTTTTAATATCTTTAGGTGGTTCAACATTAATTACAGGTTCTGGTTTATAAGGAGGCACATAATAAGAAATAAATTCACTGAATATGTATGCTTTATTACCAAAAACAACAATGGTTTTTAATGGATCAATAATTTTACCATCTTGTTCTAATTTTTTACATGCTGCTGCACCAACTGAGATGGTAGGGTGTCTAGAGGTAGCATAAATTGCTATTAAATCAATTTGATTGAATATTCTTTTGAATGAATCGCCTATAGCGTCTAAATTCACACGTTCAGGCCAATTTGTCTGATCCTCTCCATATAAAAATCTTTTGATATTATCATTTGGAAGCCTTCTTTTTAATTTATCAAAATTAATCCTATAACCTATCCTGCCAACAGCAGCAACCACATCAGGACGTGTTTGGTAAATTCCATCATAAGCTTTTCTAAGTTGTAGACCTATATTTGCGTCTTCTCGAATTTTTGCATAAATTAAATTATCATGATAACCTTCAGTTATGCCCGAATAAATCGTGTCTGTAGATTCTAGATAAATAAATGGAACATGGGTATCTGTAAGATTTCCATCTATAATCGAAGCGGCTGAAATCATAACATTGTCATCTGGCTTCATGAATATTTCTAAACCATTTTTTATATCAGGGGAATACTCATCAGCTTCTCTTAGATCAAACCATTTATAAAAAGATAGATTATTCATATTTACCTCAAATTAATTCAAGAACTTTTGGTTCTTTGCCAATATAAGTTTCATAACATCTTATTGCCTTACTTCCATTAAGGGTGAATACATCACCATGTTTTAATGGTTTGTTCCAATAAGGAATAAGAACTTCAGCATTTTTTAATCCCAAAATAATATTCTCCATGCTGTTCGGCAATGTTTGACTCGCCAAAGCAACAGGATCAATAGTATTGACACGAAAAGTGTATTCAGGAAAATTATCCATATTTTTAATCATTAAAAACCTTGAAACACAATTTGTTTTAAAAAATTATTTTTTTTACTAGCTTCACAATACAATATTATGTATCACAACAAAAATATTTTGGTCAAAAATGAAAGCAAATCAAGAGTATTGGCGTAGCCCACAACCTCATCCACTTAATCCTAATACGAATGATGCAAAAATATATAAAGAATATATGCTTGATGGATCTACATTGCTTCTTGGATGCACAAAAAAGCTGGTTTCCATATCAGATTATCAGATGGATTTAGATCCTTGGCTCAAAGGTCCAAATGTCATAAAGGGCGATTGGATAGAGAACAATCAAGATTTTGTCAATATTATCGGCGATGGAGTTATGAATCTCACCAAAGATTTAGCAAATGGTCTTTTGAAAATGGCAAAAAAACATTCTAAAAACTTAGTCGTCAGAAGCTTCAAAAGAAAAGAATCTTGGATGAGAGTTGCAGATTATTTTCCCGAAGCTAAAGATTTTAAGATAACTCCATATATCTCAAGACAACTAATTGATTATAATTTTTATGTTTGGAGATTTTGATGCATAATCCGAATGTTGATGTTAAGAATATAATAGACAAATTTGAAAAAAGCCAATGGATTTACAGCCCCAATTTTGATTCAATTAAACATTTCCCTGTTATTACGAGAGAAGAATTAAGAAATATGCCAATGGAAAAAGGCATGTTTGAATGTAGCACTTCAGGCTCAACAGGCGAATCTCTTAAAGTACAAAAAAGTTATGCAGATTATGTCTGGTACACGGCTACGAACGTAAGGGAAATGATCTGGAGGAAATGGGATTTCACAAAGAATATTGCCGTGATAAGGCCTGATTCAAAAATAAGAGACTTGAGTGGGTGGGGCATTCCACAAAACATTGCTCCAATACAAGGGAATACATATCAAATAAATTTTGCACCTATTTCTCAAATCCAATCTTGGCTTGAGGAAAAGAATCCTCACTACATTCACAGTAGGCCATCTATTCTTGCTGAACTAGATTTGACTAAAATACCAAACCTTATTGATGTTAAAAGCACAGGTGAACTCGGTGGGACAATGTTCAGCAGCGAAGAGTGCGGAACGATTTCAATTCAATGTCCTGACAATCCTTCCGTCCATCATGTGATGGAAAACCAAATCGTCGAAGTAGACGAATCTGGAAACATGATCATTACGACTATGACAAACAAATACGTCAAAAGATATAAAAATGGCGATTGCATTGAGCTTGGAGAATGTAATTGTGGTAGAAAATTACAAACAATCAAAAAAATAAATGGTCGTGTAAGAAATATGTTCGTTCTGCCAAATGGTGACAAAAAGTGGCCATTGATTGGAAGTAAAGTCTATTATGAACAATTTGGCATTAAAAGGTATAAAGTAATTCAAAAATCAATCGAAGAATTAGAGCTTCATATTATTGCGGAAAATCTTGGAGAAAGAGAAAAAGAGCTTCAAGCCGTTGTTAAAAAATGGCTTGAAGCAGAAGTAAATGTGACAATTAAATATGTTGAATCATTCCCTAATTATAAGCATGAAGAATTCATCAGCTTAGTCAACTATCTCTAATATTTTTGGCAATTTACCAATATATTGCTGACTGCACTTAATTGCTTTTTGACCATACAAAGTAAATGTATCACCATGCTTCAAAGGCTTATCGACATAAGGAACATAAACACTTTGATTTTCAAGATTAAGAATAATATGTTCTAAACTGTCTGGAAGATTTTGACTGACTATAGCCGTGTAATCTATAACATTAACTCTAAATGTAATTGTTGGATTAAGATAGGTTAGCCTGCTTGGTTCAACAATAAGGTCTAAAAAAGCCTGAGCAATAATTTGCCGCTCAGAATTGTCCATGTATTCGTTTTCGTCTTTTGCAATTAGTAGAAAATAAATTTCATCAATTCCAGTTAAATTTTGCAAACAATGATCATCATGCTCATTGTCGGCATCATAAAGATGAACAATTCCACTTCCGTTTCCGGGTACAAAAATAAAATGATTGATAGATGGATCGTTAGAGTCATAAACTTGCTTATTAAAACATGTAAATTGGCGACCTTTACTTGTCAAAGTAAACACATTAACTTCATAATCACCATTGCCATCAGCGCCAATATCTCCTGTGATTGAAAATTCTTCAATATCAATACCAGTTGCCGCCATCACAAACATGTCTGGATACATATTTGTAAAATATTGGCTCCCAGCACCAAAATATGAACTGCCATCGGCAATTATTCCATCCATGGGAGGATCAGTGTAATCTCCACTTCCTTCTGCAACTGCAACAGTATGAGTGTATGGAATGGAATTAGCACGGGCAGTATCATTATCTACACCATCATTATCCATATTGGCATAAAGCTGAGTTAGATTTGTATTTAGGCAATTTGCATCATCATACATGTCACCGCCACCATCAGAAATGTTGGTGTTAACTCCATCATCTTCTGGTTCGTCGCTGAAATAATATGGATTGATAATGTTTTCAGTGATTGTTTGATATCCAAGATTCAATCTTGTCAAAACTGCTTCAATACCCATAATATTCCTTTTTCAATGTGATTTACAAATTCACTGTCTCAATATTTTTTGCAATGATTAATAATTCATCAGCTTAGTTAACTAGCTCTAGTATTTTCGGTAACTTGCCAATATACTGCTGATAACACTTAATTGCTTTTTGTCCATACAAGGTAAATGTATCGCCATGCTTCAAAGGTTTATCAACATAAGAAACATAAACAGTTTGATTTTCAAGATTAAGAACAATATGTTCTATTCTATCTGGAAGATTCTGACTGACTATAGCCGTGTAATCTATAACATTAACTCTAAATGTGTAAGCTGGTAATGGATAATTTGTACTTGTATCATCCGTTATGGCCATAGTACTGCCGTAGCCTCCGGCTGAAACGAATTTCCAATTTTTGTCTGAAGCAATTTGAATTGGTGAAGAACTGTCATTTTCAGTTCCGTTTCCTAATTTACCGCTGTAGTTGTCTCCCCATACCCATAAAGTACCATTAGACTTTAATGCGACAACACTACTGGTTCCAGCAGAAGCACTTGCCCAATTAGAAGCATTTCCGACTTGAACTGGAGACGATACTATTGCTGTATATCCGTTCCCTAATGCTCCGCTGTCTCCCTCGCCCCATGCCCAGAGAGTGCCATTTTCTTTCAGTGCTACTGCATTATATAAACTGACAGAAACACTTGACCAATTACTTAGACTTCCAACTTGAGCAGGCGAAGACAAACTAATGGTATCGCCGTTTCCCAAAATTCCAAAATTTCCTTCTCCCCAAGACCAAAGAGTTCCATTGTTTTTTATGGCAAAAGAAGATAAAGCTGAAGCAGAAATTTGCTTCCAATCATTATCTGTTGTTATTTGAACTGGGGAAGAATATGTAAATGTGTCATTTTGACCCAATTGTCCACTACTACCTTCTCCCCATCCCCAAAGAGTTCCATCTGTTTTGATTGCTAATGCATGGGCACCTGTATTTGAAATTTGATCCCAATTAGAATCACTTCCAACCTGCACAGGAGATGATCTAGCATCGGTATCATTTAATCCAAGAATACCAGAATAATTAACTCCCCATGTCCACAAAGTGCCATCTGATCTAATAGCAGAATTATTGAAAAATCCTGCTGAAATTTCTTTCCATGAAAAACTTCCTATTTGAACTGGAGATGAATAACTAATGTTTTCGTTATTTCCAATTGATCCTCCTGAGCCTTCGCCCCAAGACCAAAGTGTTCCATTTGTTTTAATGCCAAGAGTATGAGTGGAACTGGTAGAAACTTTTGCCCAAACGCCTCCAGATAGTATGTTTTGAACTGGAGAAGATCTGTTAATAACAGTTCCATCTCCTAATACACCAGAATTGTTAATCCCCCACGCCCAAAGCTCATTGCCAGCCATAATGCTCCTTTACTTTATTTTCTTGAAAACAGAATATGGATAATTTTCATTATATTTCTTGTTATCTTTTCCAAATTTTACAAATGTGCCGCTATCATTTTTCACTGATAATGGTTCAAATGAATCAGCAATACTTGTATCTGTCATCTTGAAATTTGAATTATAAATTACAAAATAACCATCCTTGTTGAGCTTATTGGACAATTCAATAACAGCTTTCTCAAATTTAGAGAAAGGATAAATTTCACTGCAATCTTCTTTATTTTCCAATTGTGGATATCGACAGAAAACAGATAATGCAAAAATAAAATCAAATGTACCATGACCTTCAACCGTTGTATCATAAGATATTTTATCACTATTTTTCATTCTATTAGCAACTTTTATAAGTCTTTTATTAATATCAACTCCAACAATTTCCGATTCTGGGAAGTAATTTTTTAATGTTTTGCATTCTAATCCAATTGAACATCCGAAAGACATAATTCGGATTTTTCCTGTTTTTAATTTTGAACAGTAATCAAACAAATCAGGATAACGATTGTTTTTCGTTATTCCAATATATTGATGTGTTTTATTTCTATCCATAATATTCCTTAAAATAAGTTTTAATTCACTTCTTTATCCTAAATGCATAAAAAATCACCTATGTATTTATAAAATTTTCTTCAGATTTAATTTGACAACAGACTTTATTGGTAATATTTTATGTATATGGCTATTTATTTTTGATCAGAGGCATCTATGAATAAGTCTGATTTTTCTCACGAAAAAATTAAATTCTTTCATCATGTTAGTTTTGATGACATTAATCAACGTATGAAAATAATGGGAATAATTCCCGAACACAAAGAATTCCAGAAAAGTCTAAACAAAGTTCAAAAAATCAAGACTGATAAAATAAACCCAGAAATGCTTCCATGTTATCAATCTGCTCTCCTCAACTTCCCACAAGAACAACATCTTTTCAGAAAACTTAATTTTTTGAAATATCGTGCAAAGAATTTATTTGCTAATACAGACGTAAAATACCCAGAAGCGAAAAAAAAACTTGCAAATCATATTCATCGAAAATCTCTCGAAGTCAGAAACCAAATTGCTGAATGCAATTTCCGTTTAGCAACGCAAATCATGAAACATAAAAATGCAATGCAAGATGGCAACAGCACTGAACAAATGCTAAGTGATGCTTATTTCGATGTTTTGAAAGCTGTTGATTACTTCAACTGGACACTTGGCCACAGGTTTTCAACATATGCTACTTGGGTAGTGAAAAAGAATTTCTTTCGAGACGCTAAGACCAAAATGAATCAGGCTGAAAAAGTTGCCTACCTCGATGATTCCCGTGCGGAAATGATCGAGGACAGAGGAACTGGAGAAGCTGATGAAAAGAACCATGAGTCGAGACAATGTCTAATTAAACGACTGATTGGAATGCTGGTTCGTGAGAATATTGGCACAGACAGAGTGAGACAGGCATATGTGCTTGAAAAATACTTCGGGGTTAACGGTCGTGATAAAATGACGCTTGAACAAATCAGCGAAGAAGTAGGAGTCACGAAAGAAAGAGTCCGACAGTTAAAAGAAAAAGGCTTAGAATGGATTAGGGAAAAGGTGCTGGAATTAGGACTTTCTATTGATGATTAGATTTTTGCTTTACATTCAATAAAAAGACGAGTATACTGATTTTGTTGACGCAAACGATGTGGTCCTGACTCACAATGTGTGGTAAGTCAGGTCAACCTTCGCAAAGTATGTGTCAGCAAAGGGTTAGATGACATGTCAACTAAGCGTGCTGTTTCTTCGCAACAGATTTCCTCTACTGTTGCCTCTGTGGGTGTCAAAAAAACTGGTCTGGCTGGTCTTGCCAATATTGCCAGTAAGTCATCGTCGTCAAACAACAAGCCCCAGAAATGGGAAATGCCTTTGACTCCTGAGTCTCAATTGCAGGCTCAACGATGGATCGCCGCCAAAAGCGTCCTTGAGCCTGTGATGGCTCGTGTCGAGAACAGCAAGGACGAATTCGTCCAATATGCCATGGGTGTGATGGCCCAGAAGCTTTTCGACAGCAAGAGCAAACCCTCCAACCCAGTTGTTGTCATCCGCAAAGAGGATGGGAGCATCGATAGCACTTTTCAGTTTTTGATGACAGACAAGTTCAAAGTGAAGCTGCCTGAAGCTCCAGTTGATCAGGATGTAGCAGAATTTTACGCTACCATCTTTTCTGATTTGGGTTTGCATCCTCACGATGCTAACAATTTGGTTGAAAGCGAACTCGATCTTTCGCCAAGCATTGAATTCCGCAGTCCCAAAGAATTGACTTCGGGTCGTTACGGCGAGAACAGGGAATGGGTCGAATCCACTCCAGCAGAAAAGTTGGCAGGTGAAAAAATGACTGCCCTTGTCTTGTGGAATGGACAAGGTAAAGCTCCTGCTGCTTTGACCGATGAAGAGAAGGCTTTGGTGGTTGTGAGTTCAGCTTCCGTGAAAATCAGGGCTGGGTTCTTTGATCGTCTCTCAACCTATTGCCGTTCTGTGGATCAGGTTGTGGCAGTTTTAGGCTTGATCCAACCTGTAGTCTATCCAGCGTATGCTAAGTTTGCCACGAATGATTCTGTGACAGTGCAGGCACAGCGAAAAATCACGGCTGCTGCGGAAATTTTAGGTGGATAATAAAACCTAAAGTTGTTAATATAAGGGGGAAGGCTCAATGCTTTCCCCCTTATAATTTGCTGGTGAATTATGACAATTGATTTTTCAGAAAATAGTTACAAGTTAACTGAATCATTAAGTTTGTGTAAATCAGTTAAGCAAAAAGCATGTTTGATTATTGATTTTTACAATTCAAGGCGTATCAATGGATCATTAGAGCCAAGATGGATTCATCGTGCTTACGAATTATTGCAAGAATATATTGATGACAAAATAGACAAAAAAGATTATTCTATTTGTGCAGAATTAATTCGTAGCCATGAAATGGCTGATGGTTCAGAGGTTCCTGCATTTCCGAATGTTCCTAGCAGTCCTGTAAGGATTATTCATGAGGGGTGGAAAATTGGCACACCAACTTGGATATTTCTTGGGAGGAATTATCCTGATGCAGCGCATGAAGTTGGATATGGTTGGGTTGTAGTTAAGCGTCAGGTTCCCAGTGATTTTTATAAATTATTTGATTCTTCTATTTCAGACACAGTTTGGATTGGGTATCATTTAAATGATCAGATGGGTTTTGATGCTACGAATGCCAATTGCATAGGGCCAGCAATTAATTATGAAGATTTGATTGCTGCAATAAAAAGGCAAACAATAAGTAATGGAAAATAAATATAACTTGATAGGTAGAATTGTTTTCATTTTTTCTTAGAAATATATTAACTGTCAGTGGTGTTTATTTTGTTGTCAATGGAATTTCATAATGGAAATTGAAATTAACAAAGATGATATTTTGGATTATTTTGATGATGGGAAATCCATTCTTTTGTCTTACAGAAATATTTACAAGGAAATTAAAATTTTAACTCAAGTTAAAATTGAGGAAAACAAACATTCTATAGAAAATGTTTGTTTTGTTAAAAATAGAATTTTGCTCAACATTTCTTGATATTTTCTAAATCTAGAATCATGAGTGGAAAGCTATTATATTTTCATGTATTATTGCACTGATAAAATTATTGTAAATCGCCATCTTGCTGGATGTTTTGCTGGGTCTTATTCAAATCATATAATATATATTTTTCAGCATAATTCAAAAGGTGCAATTGGTCTTTTGCTTAATGGCGGAAAGATCGGAAACATTACTAGCAATCAGTTGAAGGACATATTCAATACTAAGGAAGGAAAATATGAAAAATTTAAGGACATGTTGATTAATGGCAATTTGTCTGATATCCCTCTTTTCCTTGGCGGTAATGAAACGACCAAGGGAATTTATTTTATTCATTCCTATCCAGAATACAGTCAAATAATTGATTCACATGAAAACAAAGAAAAAATTACGTTAAATTCGGTTATTGGTGAAGAGAAAAATAAGAATAAACTGAGAGAAGGAGTTTATTTCGGCACTCCTTTCACTTTTGCTGAAATTGTCGAGTCAGAAAAAATTGATGTAAATAGGTTTCGTTTTTATTTTGGTCAGCAGTCTTGGGTTTCTGGCCAACTTGAATCAGAGATTCAGGCAGGTTATTGGTCAGTTATTGACGCTGATGAAGAATATTTTTTTAGTGAATCTAAATGTGAAAATCTTGCTTCTTTAAATCAAAAGCGGCCAGATTTTTTTTCTATGATAGCGCCAAGTCTTAATTAAAAGAAATTTTGATTCATTTGTTTTATATTTTTTGCTTCCTTAAAATTATCTAGGAGGCAATTTTCATGGACTTATCCTTTTTGAATAAATGTCTTGATAAAGATTATTCTATTTGTTTTCGTTTGCCATGTCATAATTATGTTCCACGTCATTTCCACATAACAGAAGCTGCTGTTGTGGAGAAAAAATTCACGGACTGTGGTGGTAATAAGCATCAAGAAAAATATATTAGCTTACAGATTTGGGTATCAGATGATACAGATCATCAATTGACATCTGAAAAAATGCGTAAATTATTATCAACGATTGATAAGGGCAATGAATGTTTGCCTGTAAAAATTGAATATGAAGAAAAAACTTTAGTTTTTTATGATATTTGTGAGGCACAATATAGTTCTGATCACTTGATCTTTAATTTGGGTCGGATTGTTGCTAAGTGTCTTGCTGAAGATCAATGCAAGCCAAAAACTAATTGTTGTAATTCTAACTGTTGTTGAGGACATTCGCATGTTTGAGCCTATGTTGCCTTTAGTCCAGCCTGAGACATGTTTTTCTATTGAAAAAGAATGCATGAATGTCAATGATATTGATCTTGTTAAAAAATTGTATAAACAAGTAAAGAAGAAAAACCCTGTTATTGCAACTTGGATTAATGCATGGGCCAAGAAGACCAAAGACAGATTTGGCGCTATGGCCTGTGCTCTGATTGTTTATCGTCTCCTTGAGAGTCAAGACGAGGCTGACATGATGAATGAACTTTTGTGAAATTCTTGGTTGTGGGTCATTTTTGCTTATTGATTGTCTAAATAAGTTAAAATGACTCATAACCAAGGAGCATGATGGAAAAAGATTGTCGCACCTTGGGTGAAAAGGTAAGTGATTCAGTTGCTAGATTTGGAGGTTCTTGGAACTTTATCCTTTCTGGTTTTGCTATTATTTTAGCATGGGGCATAATTAACAATATTTATTTTCTTCCTCACTGGGATGAATATCCATTTATTTTGTTAAATTTATTTCTTTCTCTCATAGCAGCTTTTCAAGCGCCATTTATTCTAATGGCACAGAAAAGAGTTGAAGTAAAACAAGACGCCATTTATAGGACTCTTTTCAGGGAAATCAAAGAATTAGTGGAAATTGATTTGAGTTTAGAGCATGAAGTTCTTGAGACAAATAAAAAGTTAGAACAAGAAATTCAACTCATTAAACAAATTTTAGAAAAGCCGCAAGATGAAGAAAGAAAAGATGAAGAGAAAAAAACAGTTTTCTAAGGAGGGGGCATTCCTGCTCGACCCTAAAAAGGTCAAGGTACATTACGCCACAATATCATGAAGTATCGTGCAACTTGCACTATAATTTTTAATTTTGAATCTAATTTGCCATATGAAAAATCTATGGAATTAGCTAAAAAATATTTGGAAGAAATTCCAATAAAAGAAGGTGTGGAGGATATTCGCACAATTCTTTCTTTGGACAAAATGAAGGAAAAAGTAGAAAAGATTAATTTAGGAGAATTTCTTTTTGAAGAAGTAATGCCCTATATCACTCACGATCCAATTAAGCGTGAATACAAGAATAACAATGACATCTATCAAGTAAAGATGAACACTGACAGGTATCATGTGTTTAGAGATAATATTGCTTGTGTTTCATGTGGGCTGAAAGCTACAAAAATTTTACTAGAATGTCATCCATCTGATATGGTGCCACATTTTAATTTTTATGGCGAAGAAGATAAGAAAATGATTCTTTTCACTAAAGACCACATAAAGGCGAAAGCATTTGGCGGCGAAGATCAATTAGACAATTATCAAACCATGTGCTGTATTTGTAACAATTTGAAAGCACACAGTAATTTAACTTTAGAATCAGTTTGTAAATTAAGAAAATTATATAACAACAATAAAAGAAAACTAGGAAAGAAAAAACTTCACGATCTAATTGAAAAAGAAAGATCAAGAATTGAACAGCCTTGGCCACACCTAATCATTAAATCAACATACAAACCAAATAATGCTGTTCAATGTTTAGTTGATTTAGTCATCATAGAGAAAGATGGAAACTTAGTTTGCATCCATGCTCAAAACTTAAAAGAAACGCTAATAAGTAAGGGATTTATTGAAAAAGGAACTTACTTAGAAGAAATACTTGAAATAAATGATGATGTCGCTTGCAATTTACCTAATGGAAAAACAATATTAATATACAAAGGAGATGTTGTAAAATGAAAAAATAATGATAAATAATATAAAGTAGAACAGAGGAGACAAATGGCACTAGAAGATTGGGAAAATGAATTAAGAAAACAATTTGAAGAAACTGAAGAAAAATCAGCATCAGAAAAATATGTTGATTCAGTTCCACAACAAAAAAATAAAATTGAAGTCCCTTCTCCCGTTATCGTTCCCGTCACAGAAAATAAAGACAGTAGCACTTTTGTTTTTTTTGTGCTTCTTGTAATAATTGGCTTGGCTACAATTTTAGTTTATGATAATAAAACTGGTAATCATTTTAAAAATTGGATTTTTTCCAGTTTTCAAACTAAACAATCTGTTTCAGTCGTAAAAGAAGAAACCTTTGACCCTGAACTTGTTAAATTGAAAAGCGATATAGATAAATTTAAATTAGAAAACAAATCTTCATTGGATGCAATTAATGCAAAATTAAATGTTAATTCTTCTAAAATTGGTCTGATGGGATTGTTATTGAATGAAAACTTTTCAATGATTATGAAAGGTGCTGATGCAAGTGACTTTATTTTCTTCAATCGTGATTGGACTCTTGATAGAATGCCCAAATATATTGAACTCACAGAAGATGACAAGGAATATTTGAAAAAGTTTGTTAGGCCCAATTAGTATAATTTAAAAGCATCATTTCCTGTATAACCACTTGCAACACTTGTGTCGTTTATTACTGTGGCCATATAATCAGCAGTAATTATTGCTAAGTCTTTATCTTGTCTTAATTCATAAATAACTTCTATTTGCATCGATGAGACATTTGGATCATAATCCCATTTGCGAAAATATTGATTTAAGTTATTTTTAGACCAACCACTCATCTGACCACCAGCTTTTCCTTCATACGATGTGATTCCATTTAAATTTAAATAATTTAAAAAAAGGTTCTTTTGCCAAATATCACAAGATAAACTATTTGGCTTTCCTGCGCCATAGCCGACAACAACATCGAGAAGAGGATCTTGGGCTATTTTCCTGTGGCGATTGCTCATTCCATGTAAATAAAAGATGTAGACAATTGGATTTGTTTTCAGTATTTTATTTTTAAAGCGAATGATTGGGTCTAGAAATTCTTCACGGACAACATCTTCTAAACAATGGTAGACATTATTGCAGTCGGCCTTGTCTCTCATGAAGTCAACGGTTTCGCTTCTTTCCCATCCTTTATTAATAACTGCATAGGCATCAATTGACTTGGCAATATGATCAGCCATTATGTCAGTATTTTCATCGTCTCCACTATAGCCATGTGGGGCTACAATGATTACAGGAATCTTGCCTTCAATAATGCTTACTCTTTCCATGTTTATATTATATATTATTCAATAGAAAATCACGACATTTTTAATTGAATAATTTTCATAAAATAGTAAATAGTATCTATGCCTAACAAGTGGGCCTAAATTTAAGGAGGTGGACGATTAAGTATAATAAATTTCATTTGGACTTATCATCAAAAAATTTCGAGGAAGTAAATTTGTATCTTGAGGCTATTTTCGATGTTTGCTGTAAATTGAATAAAATGGGAATTACAACCAATATTAAAAAAATTAAGCCAAATCGCAAGAAAAACTCACACAATTTACCTAAATAATTTAGATTCAAAAATGGAGAAAAAAATGAGCAATAACAACCTGATGCCACCTATCGGATATAACGAAGCAGCATCATCGGGTGAAAAATCAATATCAATTCTTTTCAGCAAACTCTTTGAATCTCGTGATTTTGCTCATTATGCACATTTGCAATCAAAGTCTTATAGCCAGCACAAAGCACTCGGCGGCTTTTATGAATCAATTGTTGATCTTGCCGACACAATTTTTGAAACATATTCTGGGAAATATGGACTTGTTTCATTCAAAATGAATTCTGTGCCAGCCAATCAGGATGTAATATCTTATTTTGAATCATTCGCTAAATTTGTAGAAGGCTTTCATAACACGATTGATAAAAAAGATACATTTATTCATAATCAATTAGATGAAATTTCTACCGAAGTTTATCATCTAATTTATAAGCTTAAGAATCTTAAGTAAATCATTCGGCTTCGTAATAATAAACTGTATGAAGAGGTGTTGGACACAAGTTTAAATCTGCTGCCTCTTTGATGAATAAAACAATAGCAGGCAAGCTTTTTTCTACAGATGGTCCAACTTCTGTGTATTCGACAAATTGGCGGCTTTTCTTGCCCCACATCATCTTGATACTTGCTGATCCAGCAGAATAGAACCAGTCAACATCTGTTCCAGAACCTTGAGCATTTTCAAGTCTTTCAGTTTTATAACCATTTATCCCAATCATCTTAGCAATAAGATTATTTATCTTGTCGCCATCTTCTTTTTGACAAATCTCAGGAGCATAAATTGATTCTCCAAATGTGTGCATGTTCATAACAGCTTTGAACTTCATGTGATTCATTAGACACATTACAAGCTTAATTGGTGAAGGAGAAGGATTGTTGGGTCTTTTAGGGTAAGGGAAACTAATCGAAGGATTGTAACCCTCAATCTTGTCAGATTTCAAATATGTATCTGGCGACATTGTTGGAATGAAATAAATATCACGATTATTAAGAATCCATGTTATGTCATCGTTTTTTCCATAACCATTCAAAAGCTTTTCTATTGTGTGCATCGTAGCAAGTATCGCATACTCTTCATCACCATATAAACCTGCGTTGATAAGAACCTTTGGTTTGTCTTTTGTTCCTATCCTAAAATAATGACATTCTGTTCCATTGGCAGTTTTACCATATGTTGCAATGTCAGTGAAATCTGGTGCTTCTTTGTTCCACTTCTCAAGCTGGTCAATTATATCACTTTGTTTTTTATAATTTAAGGCCACATTGCTTACTTGAAAAGATTTATCTGAAACTTTTTTTGGCAAATATTTATCAATAATTTTGTTTGTAATTTTTTCTATTTTATTTTTAACATAATCTTTAGTTTCGTGTTTAACCACACTTATGGCAAATTTTTGCAATATATTTTTTTTATATAAAAGAATTACGTCTGCCACGAAGAGCAGAGAAATAGTGGCCAAAACAATTAACCTGAAATTTCTCATATCATTATATATGATTTGAACAGGTAAAAGACTTAAATTCATTTTGCCAAACGTCAATTGCATAGATTTTTTAGAAGCAAATTACTTCAATAAAGTGCCGCCAGAATTAATTTTTGGATTAACTATAATATAAAAATTATGAAAAATCCATGGAAGAAACTTATTTCAAACGTAAAAATATCTGGTCGTGTCGGCTTGGCCTATGCTGCTTTACATGGCAATGAGGAAAGAAATTCATTGCATAAAATATCTATAACTTGGCAGGACTTACAGAAAAAATTCGCTGAACAAAAAAATAAGTGTTTCTGGCTAGGTGTGCCAATTGATCCAAATTGGATATTTAAGTCTTGGTTCCCTATGGCTCCTAGTGTCGATAGAATTGATAATCTACAAGAATATACATATGAAAACATTGTCATTTGCACTCGTTTCGCAAATTTGGCAAGAGGAAGTTGCGAAGCTTCCAAATTTGCCAAGATAATTGTTGCTTTGAAAAATAAAGGAATTAATCCAGACATGGATGGATTCAATAAGTTATTTTAAAAATATCTTTTGTGATTTATTGCGTTTCCACTTCCATTATGAATTCTTTGCCACCTTCTCCAAATGGCCAAGGATCGTGAATACAACTTGTTATTTCAACCGAACCTGTTGATGGCCAATCATTTTGTTTTAAATCAAATTCTGGCAATCTTGGATGCCATAAAATTCTTCCGTTAAGACCTTTGGTTATGTGACCGGGATACAAGAAAATTATTTTTCTTCTCATTGCGATGCCTCAATTAAAACAAAATTGTAACACAAAATTATTGATCAGTCAATTTTTTAATCTTCAAATCAATAAATATACTTGTCACATCAAGTAAGGAGGCTTATGTGGATTTATCTATTAATCATTAATATTATTGCTGTTCATGTTTGTTTTTTAGTGTTAATTTTTTTATTAATCAAAATAATCACTGATGATAATCATGATTACATGATCCGAGAAGTTCATGAATTTTATATTCACCTATTAAAAAGAATGATTAGGAAAAAATGATTATTCTGTGATGCGATAAAGAAATAGCGGTGTATTTGGACCCATCCAAGCACCGCTTACATTGAATTCAAAATATTCTTCTGCTTCTTCATAACTCATATCTTTGGCAAGTATTTTAATACATTTTTCACGATCATAAATTGCTAGAGAAGGTTGGCTACATCTTCTGGCAACACCAATCAAAGCTTCCTCAAATCCATCAGCAAAAAGAGCATCAGGATTCTCATCAGCAAGTTGAATTTTAATCTCTTCGTACATGGTCTTTCCCCCTTGATTAAAACATACAATAACTTAAAAAAATGAAAAAACAATAGTGATTTTCATTTTTTGTAAGTTACAATCAATTTTAGAAACATGAAGTAATCTTAGAGGTTTGACAATGAGTGAAGCTGGTGTGTTGGCGTTGATAATGGGTTTTATAATGATCACTGTTTTTATAATTGTTAAAGTTTGGTACGATCTAACAGAAACATAGAAATCAAATTTTAAAGCCTCGCCATAAATGACGAGGCTTTAAAATTTAATGGGTTTTCAAATTAATTAGTTTGTTTCATCAGGTACAGTTACTGTATTAATTCTTTTTATCTTGAAGCCGGGAATTGAATCATCTTCAGTTTCAACTAAAATCTGCCTTGTCCGCACAGGTGGCTTTTTCGGTGGAATTACCGCTTTGACCTCCATAAGATTGTTGCTGCTTTCACGAGGGTTTCTTTTGCGAGAAACAGATTCATCTGGACTCACTTTTTCAGAAGAATTGTCAGGGATGCGATTTTTTGCGTAAAATATACGCCAAAGATTAGCAGCATCGGCTCTGTGCGCTGGATCTGAATTTGGGAATGGGCCAAAATCAACTCGCCTGTTCAGTTGGACCATGGCGATATGAGTTAATGCCTCCCTAGCAGCTTGTGATACCAAAGGCTCAGGATCATCAAGCAACATATACAACGACTCATTAGGCTTATAGCTCATTCCAGAAGCGAAAGCTGCTGCAACACGGTAAGTTGGATCGCTCGACACAATAGCTGGTGCAATCATATCGCTGTTCGTGTTTAGGTTACGAGCTAAATTAGTGGCGTGAAGCCTCATCTGGACGATACTGGCGGGTGTATTTAGGTAACTGCTGCGAGTTGGAGAGCAATTAGATCCATGGCCACAACCAACAGCTTGACACATCGACTCCAGCCCATTTTGGCTGAATGTAAGTAAAACAATCATAGTGAGCATTTTTTGCTTCCATCCTATATTAGAAAAGTTGACACACTTGTTAATATAGACAACCAATCCATTGTTGTAAAGAAAAAATCAGGATTGTTTTTCTCAAATTTCTAAAAGTATTTTTAATTTAACTTTTATATCTTCAGATATCTTTTTAGCATGTTCATTTTCGACAAGGGCATCTGAAATTTGTGACAAGTAAAAATATATTAATGATTTAAACTTATTGTCTCTGGCGTATTTGATCCAATCATCATGAGTTGAGCTAAAAGAAATCTTTTTGTCCAATGAGCTTTTGAATGATTCTTTAGAAATTGTCAAAAGATTTTCAATAATTTCCTTTAATCTTCTGAGTTTACATTCTTCCCTGTCATTGGAAAGCTCATGTAAAAATTCAAATAAGGCCAAGCTGGTTGCTGCGTCTGATCCTATAAGTGTAATCATTTTCTCATAGCCAGAAAAAAAGCTATCACTTTTAAGTTCTTTTCTAATGGATGGATTTTCAGTTGCGTTCAGATAAATGTTTGACATCTTAGAATTCACTAAAAAGTTTTCTTTTAATTTTTTTATTACATCCATATTTGACGCTTTGCGACTTATTTCGCTGTAAGATTCAGGCAAAGAAATTATTTTGTTGCGTTTTAAGCTTCTTGGTTTTGGCAATTGATAAATAGCATCAATTTCTCTTCTAATTTGTGGATCTACTTTAACGCCACTGGCTCTACGAACATGGTGTCCGATAATGTCTTGGAATTTATCTGTATTAATTCCTTCTGGTGAAAGTGCCGTTGTGAATCCATATTTTACTGCTCTTGGCAAGTCTCCTCTGAGATTTACCGATCTCGCCCAATCTTCTGGTTCTTTTGTAGATGGATCAACATGTCTTTGTAATTGTCTGAGCATTTCTTCTGGTTTTTTTGCCGCTAATATGTGAGTAAGACTTGCTCCTCCTCCCTCTGGAGATCCTACAGCCAAAGGAACCTCCCATTTTCTGTTTTTCTGGGTTTTGGGGATTTTCATGCCTTGCATCATTGCATATTCAGGACTATTGGGGTCAAGAGCCGCTCCCATTTGAGCGTAAGGTCCACCGGGTTTATTTACAGAAGCATTCATTTTGTAAAAATTAGCCACGAAATCAACCCAAACATCCCATAATTGTTGGCTACCAATATTTCTTTTTGCTAATTTATTAATTGTTCCAAGATAATCTCTTATTGGCTTTACTGCTTTGCTTGGAACATCCAGTCCCATTTTTATATCTTTTTTTGTAAATTTTTTATCAATGTTCCATAGTTCTGGGTCTATTTCACTGACTAAGTCTGGAAAAACTTTTCTATATATATCAACATTATGAGTATCTATACAACCAATTCTACCGAATATTAGTTGTGCCATAAAACCAGCCTTAACTGGCCCTGCTCCGGGTATCATGGCTAATATACGAATCAATGTTTCATCATCATCATTCTTAGCAGCCATTAATCTTTCATATAGTTCGTGTCTATTGTTCCAAATATGAACAATAGTATCATATTTCCATCCAGCGACAGTCTCAAGAACCTTTGCGTCTTCAACATTTAAAGTGTGGAATATTGCTGAAAGTATTTCAGCAGGATCATTTGGCCACTCGTCATAAATTGTTTTTCTACTGTCATCTCCTGTTCCCTTTATGTCTAGTGGTATGTTTTTAAGAGATGTTTTCATGATATTTTCTTTTGAGATTTTATCAGGAAATAATGTTTTTAAAATATTCATTATAATCGGGAAATTGTCCCAATGAGCACTAAAACTTACATTCGCAGTAAGTGGACTAAACATAAGAACTTGTGCCATTTGGTCGGCATTTGTTTGAGCAAAAGCTTTGATAAATTCTATTTCACGAAGATAAGCACTGATTGGAGTTTTAACACATACTTCTCCACTAGATGGATTAGCATCTGTGTTTTCGTTTAGTGGACGTGTGCATAGTCCAAATAAAAAATAACTTTGAAATGCTTCTTTTAAATATAGCCAATCAGAAAATGAATTTAACATATTTTATTTAGCGTTTTAATTAAAAATTTACCTATTTTTTTCGGAGCAAACCAATTTTCCCAAACCGATCTAGCTTTAACTGACATTTCAGAAAGATTGTATTCTTGCTTGTAATCTTTTATTCTTTTTTCGATTGATTCTATATTGTCTTCTTCAATTCTAATCAAAAAATTATAATCTATCTCATCTTCTAACGGTAGTTTTGCCTCATCAGAAATAACTATTGGTATTCTACCAAATGACATTGCCTCAAATAATCTTATCGATGAAACACCAAAGCCTTGTGGACATAAAATAAATTTTGACATGTTCATCAAGCCAGAATAATATGACTCCAAAGAACTTGTGTCTCTTTCAAAATAACGCTCTAGCCAAAATCTAATATTAATAATGACAAATTTCATTTCAGTACAAGTCATCCTTTTGACCATTTTTTTTCTAATATCATTACATGCGTAGCCCATAAATGAATAATCATACAAAGCAAGATCTATTGGCGTCACTGTCTCTGGAGGTGATACAATCGGTTGATAAGCCATGCAAAACATGTTGCTGCTTTTTTTAACAGAAAAAGAAAAAACAATTGATTCAGACACAAGGAAATTGATTTCTACATCAGTGTCAGATCCAATAAAGAAAATATGCTTTCCTTTGTTTTTTTCATAATATGGTAATATTTCTTTTATTACTTGTTGTAATTCCAATTGATCAACAAACCGATGAGTGTGTCTTATCAAAAGTGGCACAATTAAAAAATCACATTCCAACCAAGAATTTATGGTTGGAATTGAATCATAATCACCTATCACATGAAATGCATTGTTCATAACAGGCTTCGACTTGTCGAAGAAATCTGTCATCGGTGTGATCGACCATTCTTTTCCTGTTATTTCAACAAAAGATTCTACTGGATAAATAAAAAATTTCATTATTTTATGACTTGAAAATTTGTAATGTAAACACTAAAATTGATTTAACGAGCCGACGCATCCGGTGATGCACCAATTCTTATACAGTTGTACAGTTTGGTTCGACTCCAAACGGCTCGATAAAAAAATCATATGATTTCTATTGTTTTACCATTTTCGCATTGCTGCTCTTCTAGCATATGTCACGTTTGCGGCAAATGGATTATCAGTTGACCTGATGATGTTTTGTTCTGGGGGAACAGTATCTGCAACAGGCATTGGCCTATTAGCATTTCCATCTGGATTTAGACCAACTCGTTTGTAATAAGCTGCTTTTTGTTCTGGGCTAAGACCAGAACCACTAGAAGGACTAGAAGCGGTTTGTCTTTCAATTCCATCAAGACTGCGTGGTGTTGCTTCAGATGGTGAATTAAAACTAGTTAATTGATTTGAAGATGAACCTATTTCTGGATTGTATGACATTTTGTCATTGCCAAAACTCATAGTTGATCCTGTTCCTGATCCTGTATCGGCTACTGGTGCAATCTTTCCTTTACCGCTCATTCTTTGTTGATAAGCTGCTATTTGTTCTGGGCTAAGTCCAGTTCTAGTATTACCCATTAATGATCCACCTGCACCATCAGTGTTGAATCCAGATCCCATTGACAACATTTTACTTGTGTCTGATGGGGTAGAAGAAAAATTGTAATCTCCTCCAGATTGACCTTTGCCTGCCATATAAGTTGGCTTTCCTCTTTGTTGTAAGCCTACAGAGCCAGATTGATCTCCTCCAGAATCGAGTTTTGTTCCTGTGCTGCCTACTTGTCCAAGTCCTACTTGTCCACGAGATACTGGTTGTCCAAGAGATTTTGATTTTAGCATAGCAATCATTTCTTTGACTTTTTCTTTTTGTATATTTTTTGGAAAACTTAATATTTTAAATACTGTTCTTTTCATCGTCTCATCACTGTATTTGGAATCATTTATCCCATTTTTCCTAAGATGATCACGCAAAATTTCTATTTGCTTTTGAATGTTATTTGTATTTGGCTTGGCAGAGAGTTCTTTTTGTTTTTCTCGTGCTTGAATGTCTGATGCAATTGCGTTCAAATCATAACTTGGTTTTGGTTTAGGTCTTGGTTCATATGGCTTATCTTTAAAAGGATTAGAAGAACTATCGTACCCTGCTGATCTTGATCCAACATCTTTGGAAATTAACTCTAAATCATAGTCTGGAGTTGGAACTCTTTTACCAAAGCCCCACAGTTCGTCTATTCTATTAAATTCCTCTTCATCAAACACATTTTCATTAATCATTGAACTATTATTGATTAATGAAAATTTATTTTTATGTTCAATGAATTCAAAATAACTTCGCATATTTACCTCATAAAATAATTACTTGCTTTATTTATTCATTTTTTTTAAATAATTATCATTAAAAAATGAATTTAGCAATACAACTTCATAATGATTCTGTCACGAAAGCTATAAATAATTATTATGCAAAGTTTTTTTTCATTTTTAGTCGAGCGGGAGACAACTCTTCAATATCATGACGAGTTGAACCCCAAATTGTGGAAGAACAATAATTTGGATCAGGAAGTAAGAAAACATCTTTTGAAAATAGCTGAATTTTTCCGTGATTTTGCGAAAATTCCCAAAGAAGCCATCAAAGATATTATTTTCACGGGTGGAAATGCAAATTTTAATTACACGGAATTATCTGATATTGACGTGCATTTGATAATTGATAAGAAAAAACTTAAAGTTTGTAGTCCAGAAATAATGGATGATTACCTTTCTAACAAGAAGGCACTTTGCTCTTTAACTCATGATATTAAGGTTAAGGGTTATCCTGTTGAACTTTACGCTCAAGGAACTGATGACAAGTCAAGTAGCGATCAAGGTGTTTTCAGTTTAATGCAAAATAAATGGATCAAAGACCCAAAGAAAGTAAAAGTTGATTACAAAGATCCTTATCTTCAGAAAAAGATTAAGGAAATAGCAAGCAACATGGAAAAGTTCATGAAGCATAAAGGCAATAAAGTTGCACAGATGAAAGCTTACAAGGAAAGAATTCGTTCACTTCGTGGAATAGCTCTTCAAAAGGGAGGAGAATTCAGTTTAGAAAACTTAGCTTTCAAAGAACTCAGAAACAGAGGACTTATTGACAAGTTCTCAAATTACATCAAAAATATTGAAGATCATGAACTAGGTTTAGACTAATAATTATTCAGCAACTGAATAAAGCGCACTATAATTAAGCTGTGGTCATAGAGAGGTCGGAGTTTTTGCTCCGTTTTTGATGAAAGTTGTCTACATTGTTAATGAGTCTCCATTTTACATGGTTTTAGTTTATTTTAGCCTTATTTCTTTGAGGCGATATAATCCTAAAATTCCAGTGGAAATTCTATGCATTCGTGATAAAAATCAACATAGCCGTCAAATTTCTGGTTACAAAGAAAAAAAACTTGGTGTTCCATGGTTTAATTTTAGTCAATTTGTTCATGAATGCAGCAAAATGAATGTAATTTTCAATATAGTTGAAGATTTAGACATGGGCGAGGAACAAGGATTTACTCCAATTCAGAGAAAAGAATTTGTAAGAGTGGACGGTGAAAATATTCTTTTGTTGGACGCAGATACATTTATTTTTGCTGATATTACATCATTGTTTGATTCGTACAAAAACTATGACATTGTTGGCGATAAAAACAATATGAAAAAGAATGGTGTTAATTTACCAATTTGTGAAAAACATTTCTATCCTTTTAATTCTGGAGTAATTTTGTTTCGCAATGGAACATTCCAAGAGTATGGAAGAAAGGTTTATGATTTATGCGTCAATATAAAGAGAGAAAATCATTCTGTTGGTAAGTATTTTTCAAATTTGGCAAATAAAATAAACGAAAGTGTTGTTAAGTGTATGGGGTTTAGAGAAGAATTAGCTTTCACCACATTTGTTATTGAAAATAATTTTAAAAGCACATATTTTGATTCGACAGAAGTGCAAACGTATAAATTAAATGGTCCAACTAAAATATTTCACACAATAACTCCAAACTGGTATGCAACATGGCTAAAATTTCATAGAGCAGGAAAATGGCATGGGCCAAAGAAGATTAAATGCAAGTTTTTCAACCGCTAACGCAAATCTCCTTGTCGTGTTTTACACACAACAAAATCATGAGGAACAATATTGTTTCTGCGTAAATATTTTGCAATCTTGTTTTGAATGTAATTAAGCTGATTATAAATTGTTTGTCTACTTAATGGCGTGTCAACTTTGGGACTTTTATAAATTCTTCTGTATTCATCATACCAATTAGATCCATCCTCAAGACCTCTGTTGATATAACTAATTAACATAAATGATTCTTGTTCGCTAAGACGACATTCCTTAATAACACACTGAATATCATTTTCAAAATTTGAGTAATCTTCCGAATAGTTTTTTGGGAAAACAGTCAGATCAAATTTATTTTCTTTGTAGTCTGATTCATTATAAATGTTGATTTTTGAGCGTCTTGCAATTTTCAATCGCTCTTTATGCATTTTCCCACGAATTCTCATAAAGATTGCTTTGTGAACAAATGTTGTGAATTTAGCTTCAATTTTATATGTTCGATATTGCCAAGTGGCAGAGCGAATAGCTAAATAACCATCAGTTACATATTGATCATATTGATCTATGGTTAAATTAAATTTACGCATGATGTTGAAAATCATGGCGCTATATTGTTCTAATAATATATTTTCAATTTCAGCCGCATAAAACATCACCTTGAGATCTTTTGATAATTGAGACCTAAAGTTTTTTTCTGTAATGCTTTTGTAATGGCTGGAATCTCTCCTGAGAATTTGAATGAACTTCATGTAATCACGTTTTTTAATGTTGAAATATCTTGACCACTTATAGCCAAGATCATTGGCTGTTTTTAGTTTTTGAAAATCAACTAGCTCGTTAATGTTATTACGCATCTTGCTGATCATGTCTTTATCTTTCTGCTAATATCGAAATTTTTTGGTAACATATCATTTTTTTCAAAGAACTTTAGAAGTTTTTTATGAAGAATCTCAAGTTGATTGTAAATTGCCTGACGACTATAGGGCAGGCCTATTTTTTCATTTATATATTTTTTTCTATATTCATCATACCATCTTCCATTATCCATCTTATGATTTGCAAAACTACGAAGCATCATCGCTTCCTGATCATTTAATTTATTTTGAATAATAACATTTTCTATGTCTGACTCAAGTTCTCGTTCAGAATCAGAATATTGTTTGCAATTAACATGATTGTTAATGTTGAAAGATCCTTCGTCGTAATCACTTTCAAAACTTATCCTCAAATTATGACGACGATCTCTTTTTTCTTTCTCTTTGCAAAGCTTACCTTTAATTCTCATGAATATTGCCCTATGGGCATAAGTTGTGAATGATGCTTTCACTTTATATGTTCTGTACTGCCAAGTAGCAGCACGAATTGCCATGAAACCGTCTGTGACATATTCATCGAAATCATTCTGATCAATCCTGAATTTCTTCATAATGTTGAATATCATGGCGTGATATTGCTTGATAAGAACATTTTCAACTTCTGCTGCGTAAAACATCACCTTACAGTCTTTTGTAAACTGTGACCTGTATTTTACTTCAAGTTGTTTTTTAACTGATTCTGGATTTTTAAAGATATTATACATGAATCTCATGTATTCTCTTTTGCCAATACCAAATCTTGTTGACCATTTATGACAAATGTCATTGCATTTTTTAAGTTTTTCAAAATCCACAAGTTTTTTTATATCGTCATGCATCTTGCTGATCATGATAACTTCCTTATTTATATTATTTCTTCCAATCCGAAATTAAAATTCCAATGTCTGTTTGTTGATTCTATTTCATCTACAATTTTTTTCAAGAAGTTTCTTTTGTCAGTGTAATGTTTAATTCCATTATTTATCTGATCTTCTCTTGGTCCATCAACATCTCCATAAACTAACATCTCAGAAATCATACCTATCGGATCTCTATTTCTTGAATCAACTGTTGATGTAACATGATTCGTGATATATTCATCTGTAAGATATGCTTGTTTTTTCATTGACTCATAATCGAAGCAACGAGTCAGACTGATTACTTGTTTGAGATTCAACTCCATTTTAATTAAAACTTTGGGATCAGATCTTTCTATTATGATATTTTTTTCGTCAAAACATTCTTGATAAATATGGACCACCCCGTCCCAATACATACTGCATTTCGTTGACATTACTTGCTCCAACGATACTTTGTTTCATTTCTCAACTCGTCAATTATTTTACATTTATCAACAATCTGATGCAATAGATAAAAAATTAAATTCGCTTCTTTTTCATTACCTGATTCACGCATTTTTATAGCATCGTCAAAAAGATGTTGATTATTTTCATGAAAATCTGAAACTTCACTCATTTTTTCTCCAATATCTAATCAAGACTTTCTCTCAATAATTCTGATTCTTGCAAAAAATTAATTATTGTTTTAGATTTTTCACCATCAAGCAAAATTTCGTCATAAGAAAAGACCTGATGACCAAAGATATATTTAATTGCAATCCATATTCTTCTAAAAAATGATCTCTCTGGATTTAAATAGATATCTATTGAAACATCTAGATCGCAAATCTTACCATCTTTTTCCCATTTGTTCATCGACAGTCTGACAATGTGATCTGGGCTTCCACACTTACATGTGATGAACTTTTCCATTCTTTTCTCCTTTGGAACAAAAAACTGTAAAGATTTTTACCATTACCATTTTCTAATGTAAAATAGAGGTGTTGACAAAATTGTTTTGTCCACATGCTGAATTTTCTTAAAAGGCGGAAGTCATGTCAGAAAAGGAATGTTACGAAAAAGCAAGAAACAATTTGATTAAAAAATGCAAAAGAATCATCGCTTTGGCCAATCTGAATGCCCCAGAGATTATTATTTGCAATGAGATCAAAGGCATCCATACTATGATGCCTATGTTTGAAAAAGGATACCGTTATTTTCTGGAACGTGAAATCGAAGACAAAATGAAATTAGAGAAAAATAAACTTGGATTATGCATTGAAATTAACTGTAAAAATGAAATTTTAAAGGCTAGTAAATATGATTTTGGCCACATAATGTGCTATATGTGTCAAAATAAATATGATAACTCCCTTGAAACACAAATAAATGATGAGAAAAATTTGTAAAACAATCTAAATAATTTAAGCAATGGGGAGAACTATGAGAAATTTTGATAATTGGTTATTTGGTCGTGATCGTAATCTTTACGAAACAATGTCTAGAGAGAATATGTCAGACGATGATATGGATGCCCTGAAAGCGGCTCACCGTCAGGCCAAGGAAGAAGACGAACTTGAAGAAAAAGCTCGTTCTATTAGGTATCTTGCAAACATTAAGAAGAAAATTGAAGGATGGGTAGACTCTCATCGCAAGGGAACTAAGAGTCTGAAATTTATAGCCGCAGCATTAGTTAATCACGCTAAAACCAAAGAGGGAATTCGCAGCAATCTTCGTCAAGTCTATAATCATGAATTTAAAAATTTGAAGGACTTACAGCATGTGTTCTCTCACGAAAGCCTGATTAAACATTTGACTAATATTGATTCTCTTCACGCATTGAATATGATTGTCAACTCCGATTTCGATGATCAACTCTTGAGTCTTGAAAAAGATCCAATGCATCACAAGACAGATCATTCTCACGGAGATCTTGGCAAGAAGTTTGCTAATTTTGTTGTAAGCCACATTAAACACGCTACCGATGATGTTCTAGGAATTTTACTTGGCGGTCATCATAATAAAGAAGATGATAACAAAGATAAACCAGAATCACCAGAAGGGGCAGACCAGTTTAATATGGCAAACGCTGGCGGTCCCCAATCACAAGACGCAAATAATATGAACGCTGCTCCACCTCCTCCGCAAATTGGACAAGGTGGCCAAAATCAAATGGGAATGATGCCTGACGATCCAATGGGAGCAAGCCCTCAAATGGGAGCAAGCCCTCAAATGGGAGGTGACCCTCAAATGGGAGCAAGCCCTCAAATGGGAGCAAGCCCTCAAATGGGAGCAAGCCCTCAAATGGGAGCAAGCCCTCAAATGGGAGCAAGCCCTCAAATGGGAGCAAGCCCTCAAATGGGAGCAAGCCCTCAAATGGGAGGCGACACTACTACACCCAGTGATCAAAATTCTTTGATGCCGCCAGTTGGAATGGCAGGTCAAAGAACTCCTCCTCAAGGAACTCCTCCCGCTCCCCCTATGATGTAATGAGGTAAAAGTGAATAATAAAAAAGAAATTCTCTATCTTTCTGGTGTTATTTCTGAAAATCAGATGGATGAGTCTAAAGATTCAGATGGAATTAAGCATTATATGTTTTTTTCAAATTTGAAAACTATTGTGCAAAAGTGTGATTTTTTACTTAGGATGAATCCACATGAACTTGACAAAATGATTGATGGTGGTCATGACTGGGTCAGTGATCATATATCTACAAGTAAAGATGATGTGGAAGAAGTTTTTAATTGGGCCACAACTAGAGGCAAAAAATAAAAAGTACTAATATGCAAATTGATAAATCAAAGCTCCCAGAAAATATTCATCATTTAGTAGACATGCTAATGAGTCCAGAATGGCCAGAAGCCGTTCCGCCATTCCTCATTTGCTCTGATAGCGAAGAAGATAAGTTTGAAAGAGCAGAAGGAATTATCGATTACGTTTCTTTTGATTTAAAAGATAAGAAAATTTGCGATTTTGGTTGCGGCGAAGGACACTTAGCCATTGAAGCCTCAAAAGTCGCAGCAAAATCTATTGGATATGATGTGAAAGTCACGGGAATCCATCCTTGGGAAGTCCAAGAAAAATACCTATTGACCACAAATATAGATATGGTTAAATCCCATGCACCATACGATTATGTAATACTTTATGATGTTTTAGATCACTCCACTAACCCAGTTAATGTTCTTAAAAATGTTTTCGATATTTCTCACAATGAAACTAAAATATTCGTTCGCTGCCACAGTTGGATGAGCCGCCATGGTGGACACACTTATAGAACAATAAACAAGGCATGGGTTCATTTGGTTTTTACAGAAGAAGAACTCAAGGCCATGGATTGCAATCCAGAATTCTCTTTTAAATACTATACCCCAATCATTACACAAAAAGAATGGTTCAATATCGTCAATTTAACCATTACTGAAAGTGAAATAATTAAAACAGTAGTAGAGCCATTCTTCAGAAAACCTGAAATCATGGCTAGATTGCCATTAGAAAAATATAAAGGCCAATTCCCAGAATGGCAAATGTCACAAGTATTTAATGACTATTTTCTTAAAAAATGATATCAAACCATAATTGAACAATAATCTTCAATTACCCAATCACATTTCAATGTTTTAAAGTCACGCTTGTTATACTTTCTTGTTTCAAACACTTCTTTTGCCCATGCATCATAATTCAACGGAATATTGATTTTTTTTAAGTAATCACAAATCTCCAACTCATTTTTTTCCATTAAAAATTTATAATCCAAAACTGGAACTGAATTTTTTTGACATTCCGACAAAAATATTTCACGGTAAATGCAATAAGCAAATATAACTTTTTCTTCAATTTTTTTAGTTTTACTAATAAAATGATCAATTTTTGATTGAATCAAATACGGCAAAATACCCTTGTTGTCAATTATAGATTGATAAATAGAAAGATACCAATAATTTACCGAAGTCCTCCTGCTACAAGGAAAAGATTCTTTAATACTTCTAACCAAAGCAAAACAATTAAAATGATTTTTAAAAAATGAAACCTTAGCACAAGAATAATTTTCCTTGGTAAAATTATATTTTTTTTTATTCCAAGTATTAACAAAAACATCTAAACACTTATTATTATCACATGTCATTATATTTTTATAGCTTATGATATATTCACTTCCGAATGCTTCGTTTAGTTTGTCCGCAAATTCATGGTTTGTTGCGGGGTTAAAAAATTCTCTCGAATATTTGACACCATCTTGCGAATTGATTAATGTGTCAGCCAACCAATCCGAACCATTGTTTGGCATAGACAGTAGTAGTAGTTGTTGTTTTCCCATGAGCATATGTATGATTTTCATGATTTTTTTGAGGCTTAGGAATTGCTTATAACTTCGTACTTGCCTGTACGATTGGTAATTTGGGGCCGTTTATCGGCGGATTTATTTCCGCTAACTCACAGGAGTCCGTGCAATGAGTCTTAGCAATAATCAGAAGGCCATCGTTCATGCAACCCTGAATGAAATCAACGTGTTAATCAGAAAGTGGAGCAATGTGTTCAAAGGAATGAAGCATCGTGAACTACGCACCAAGATTTTCAATGATGTCAGTTCACTGCCCGTAGATGAAGACCGTAAACAGGAATTGATCGATGATGCTGCTAGGATAGCACAGCTTCGTCAGCCTATTCCTGCTCTCGGTAATCATAACATTGAACATGTTGTGCTGGAAAATTATTCCGCCATGGCTCGTAAGATTGCTCACGAGTGGAGCAATTATTGCAAAAAAACCTCACTTACTTTTCAGGATATGGTCCAAGAATGTTTCATCAAGACCTTTGAAATTATGTATCAGTGGAATGCCGAATCGGGAAACTTGACAACTCTTTTGTTCTTGTCGCTTAAACGTCACATGAATAAGGTGATCAATGAGCAAGGCTGCAATCTCAGCCATGTCATGCAGTCTGGGCAGAAGCTCATGTGGGCTTTTAACAAACAGAAGAAGAAAATTTGCAATCAAAGTGCAACCAATGATGAAATCATTGAGTCTATGAACCTATCAGAAGATGATTCTAATCATCTTCGTGATATTTTACGAAAAGTAGTTAATGCAAGTGTTTTAACAAGCGGAGGTGACAATGATGAAAATAGCGATTATAGCTGCTATGGCAGTGAGTCTAGAGAAATTGATGAAAATGAACTGTTTGTTCAGAACATTAGCGTCAAGGAAATTCTCGACATGAGCAATTTAAGTCCCATCGAAAGGGAAATCATTGAGTCCAGTATGAATCCATATTACGGTTGGCAGACTGATATCTCTAAAAATAATTTTTCACAAAAAACAGGGAAAAAATATCATCGTCAAATGATTACCCAAATTTTTGAATCTGCCAAACGAAAGGTTGCATCGGTCATGTCCAGAATAAATGCCCAAGTATGAAGCCTAAAATAAGACCGACAATTAATCCAATGACTGTGCCTATAAAAACAAATAGGCACGGTCTGTCGGCGTTGATTGCTGTATATTCACGGACTGCTGTTGAAAAAGTTGTTTGATTTGTTACAAACAAATAGTAATCGTAAATTCCTGCGAAACCCATGGCAAAGACAATGATCAACCCAACTATGAAAAAGATTGTGTCACGCATTTTCACCCCCTTATATTTAGGATGAACATGAATATTCGCTTTGGCCTTTGTTGCGTTTTCTTCCAAGAACCAATCAAATTCCGCACCACTACGGTCACGCACATTCTTAAGCTTGATCGACAAGAAGCACTTAAAAAGATTTCGTCTCTCTGCTTGGAAAATACCAAGTCACTCATGGAAGCCTTAATTTTTTGTAAAAAGAATAATATAGGATGCTTCCGAATCAATAGCCGAATCCTTCCAATCAAGACACATCCTCAGGCTGGATATAAGATTGAGGAAATACCAGACTACAAGGAAATCATTTCAGCTTTCGTCAAAGCTGGTCAGTACGCAAAAGATAATGACGTGAGGACAACATTTCATCCTGATCAGTTTGTGCTACTAAATTCCATCTATCCTGATGTAAACGAAGCAAGTATCAAAGAAATCGAATATCAGTCAGAAGTTGCTGAATGGGTCGGAGCAGATGTCGTTAACATCCATGGAGGATCAGCCGTCAATGGAAAGGAAGAAGCCTTGAAATTATTCGCCCATAATTTCAGTAAGCTAAGTTATAGGGCGAGAAAACTTCTCACTGTTGAGAATGATGATGTCAGTTATACTCCAAGTGATTTATTACCTCTCTGTGATAATATAGGAATTCCTCTTGTTTACGATGTTCACCATCATCGTTGCAATCCAGATGAGTTTTCTTGTTCAGAGGCCACTGATCTTGCTATCAAGACATGGAATAGAGAACCTCTTTTCCATATTTCGAGTCCTATCAGCGGTTATGATCATTTAGATGAAAGAAGTCATCATGATTATATCAATGCTAGTGATTTCCCTCGTTTTTGGCTTGAACAGAAAATAACTGTTGAAGTCGAAGCAAAAGCGAAAGAAGTTGCAATCGCCAAATTAATTTCTGAGTTGACCAACAAAGATTAATAATGAATATTTTTGTTGTAAAATTAAGTCGCTTCGATTAAAAATCTTTTCGCTCAAGTGTATTGACAATTATTTTAAGGATTTGGACATTATGGATGATACTAGTGATATTGTTTCCAAGCTATTAACCGATAGATTGTGTGTTGGACCAGTCAAAGATATAAGAGAATGGGATGAAAACTTCAAGTCTCTTGATAGCTTAGACATGATGGATATATTATTCTGTGTCGAAGACCATTTTAATGTTAAGCTCCGTGAAGATTGTCAAATACTTAGTTTTAATGATCTCGTGAATCAGATCGATGAACAGTTAAAAAAGTAGTTGCTACTTGATTGAAATTACGGTATATTGATTCTGTGCCATAAATGTCACGGTTGACGAACTTGGCGCAATTTGGAGTTTCTCATGAAGAAGATTATTGCTGGTTTCGGAATTCTCGCTGCTTCTGTCGCCTTCGCTGGCGACGAGAAGGCTCAGGCGGCTAAGACAACTGAAGTTGTCGTCGTAGCCAAACCAAGCCGTTATCGAATCGTCACAAGTCCAGTCGAAGTTCTCAAGACTGAAGTAGTGACCAAGACCAGCACATCACCAGCAACTCTGGTTGTTGAAGAAAAGCGGGGTCTTTTCGGAAAGTGGAAACCTCGTAACACCTCTGTAGTAATTCAAGAAAAGAAGTAATACAGCATAAAAGCTTTAGGCAGGCCCTCAAAAGCCTGCCTAAAGTTTTTATTTAAGGAGAATTTATGTTTTTCTTGATTTTCTTATGCCTCAGTCAACAAGTAAAAACCGATAAGATAAGCGCAGTCTTACCATTTATGAAAATCGAGACTATTGGAGTGAGTCCGATTAATGAATCGGAAAAGATTTTCTATAAAAGGAATGCTGCTGATAAGATCATGAAGGAATTCAAGGAAACTCCAGTTTTTATTGTGCGATATGAAAAAAAAGACAACAAGACAATAACCCGTTTTGATCAAGCAGGGATTGCATCTTGTGTATTTTTTACAGATGACAATAAATGGCTATCTGCTAGTATTGACATTAAAATGCCAATACCAGAAGGATATGTTTTGAGAGCACATACAGTCTCAAGCAAGAACGAAGTTAATCTAGATAGAATCCTTGAAGTTCAGGAAGCATCAATAGTTCAATTCTACCTCAAGCCTGTGGAAATGGCTGTTAAGTTCAAGTAAATTATTGAGGACAAGAATTGCTTATAACTGTAATTCTTGTCCTTTTTCTTTTGACTGGTGATTCAATCCATGAAAAGAATATATAATACAGAATACAGCATTGAGTCTTTGTACGATGGCTTTATTGCATCTATGGTGCAAAAGAATCTACGATCTTTTTGCATTTCATTTTTGGAAAGAAAAATTTCAATTAATAATGTCGAGACAAAATTGTGGAAATTCTATCTTGAAGTTGGATTAAAAAAAACATCTCCAGAAGATGAAATGATTTTTTTTGAAAACATTTTGGGATTTTGCCCTCCAGAAATGATTGATTTTATAGAATCAGAAATAAAATTTTCAAGCTTTACGAGCATTCATCGTCAACGTATTTTTTCCACTAACGACAAAACAAGATCAGAAAATAGAATGCTAGACGATTTTCGTAAATCTTTATCTAATTATTTAATTTCATCCATTCCTTTAATTTGGAAAATATTTTTCACCATTCCCAATAGAATTGTTGTCAAAGATGACATTGATTTTGACCCAAAATTCATTGATTTTGATAAAAATGATGAGGTTTTGTTTAATTCTCCTATCAGGGCCATAAGTGCTAAAGAAAAATTAAAAAAACAATATGAAAAAATTGGTTTACAATTACCAGAAATAATTGTAAAATCCTTTAAGCAAAATCGTGAAATTGGATGGTATATTGTTCCTGATTATATCACTGTTGAAAAATTTATGGTGAAAGATGACAATGAACCCACATGAACAAGCAAGATTGTATGAAAATGAAATTAAAAAATTTGCCAAAAAAATTATCAAAAATAATGGCGAAGACATAATAATTGACAATTCTGATAACTGGGTTTCAAATAAAAATAATTTAGCATCAAAACACAATTCCAGCATTCTTAAAGATGTCGATTGTTTCGTTAAAAAATATCATTCAGAATATAATGAATACATTTTAATAAAAGAAAATAAAAAAGATGGACTCAGCGTCAAAGATTCTCAAAGGTATATGTTTTTGTCTATCGTCGCAGAAATAGATAAGCAAATATATGATCAGCATCCAATACTTTGGAAAATTAAATTTCTTGACTCCAAAAGGTATGCTTCAGAGCATGACATAGATGTTAAGCCAATTAATTTAAAATATAAAATAAACTTTGATTCTAATAAAATAATCAATACTATTTCTTTCGCAGATGCTTGTGTAATAGTAGAAACAATTCGGCAACAATATGCGTCAATATCACTTAATCCACCAAAGATGGAAATATCAGGTCATAAATATTCCATGCAATACAAAGGGAAAAAGGTTTCTTGGGCAACTGTCAAAAATATACCTAAATTAATTTCAATAAAAATGAAACAACCTTACACTGATCAAAAATTTTGACAATCAATTCAAGGCTTTAGAAATAATGAATATTTTTTTTGTTGAAGAAAAATTAAATGTTTACGGTAAAAAAATTTTTGCCTACAACGCTAAAAGACACTGCTACGATGACAGTGAATTCAGATTTCCTGCGGAAATAACAAAAGAAATACAAGGTGAAAACAAAGACAAAAACATAATAAGCGATATTAAAAAAGCTCTTAAATCATTGATGCCGTTAGAGTGGAATATTTATTTCGTTACAGGAAAACGCTACGCAGATAGAGCGGACCTATCTGTCCCAGAACGAATTGTTTTGGAAGAATACGAAAAACAACCATTTGTCTTCTCTACGCCAAATCTCTACGAAGCTATGCTTGAAACTAAAAGGTTTATTAGATATAATTCACAAATAAATTTAAATATTGATGTGGAAATTCATGCTTATAGTAAAAAGAAACAGATTGAATTTCTTGTATACAACAAACATGACATCAATTATTTTTCTTGACTGACCACATTTTTATTGCATAATAGGCTTTGATGCTGAGTTACACACGGATAAACACAAATGGCAACGACAGACATGACTGATTTTGACAAGATCGGCGTCAATGTTCTCAAATGCAAACAAGAAAAAGGACGCTGGGTATTTGAAAAAGATGGCAAATTATACGATATGGCCCCAGCGAATTTCACAGAATATGTTCTCGGACCACTAATTGTTGGCGCTGATAGATTAATTAATCTCGGATGTCAACAAAAAAATATTAAAGAACCCCAAAAAGGCTTCTACCTTTTATTCTCACAAAATTATTTTCCCAATGCTGATGTTCAATTTGAATATGTAGAACAAAAATTTGACGGATGGGTCTACAAGATCATTGAACTAAACCTGAAGGGAATAATTCCCGGGCAGTCCGCTTGGATATGCCCTTATCTAAACAGTTATTTCCTTGCGCCACCTAATATGCTATACATAAAGATGGAAGGAATGCCTCAAGACTAAATTTCAAAAGGTGATTGAATGTTCAACATAGAATTGCAATTCAATAAACAACCAAGATTCACACAATGCATTTTTTGTTTAAAATGGAAAGATTCTTGTGAGTTGTTCAGATTGATTGAAAATACTCACTTGCCTCCTGCATACAGAACACTATATACCTATAAGTGCGCTGTATGCCCTGATTGTCGAAATAAGGATGTTAATGTTGATATTCAACAATACATGAAGGAATATATCGGCCATGATGCACAAATAATGTGTTCACAAAACACGGAGGAAAAATGAATTGCTTCGTTCATCTGGGCTTTGATCCTGTTCCTAAAGAACGTAAAAGCGCAGCAAGTGCGATAGTTTTAGCCGAATCCGCTCTAAAATCTGAAAAAGGGCAACAATATTCTGGCAATTGGCAAATTCAATGGAGAAGAGATGAATTCTATCCTGATAATTTACACAATTACACATCAGAACAACTAGAAGAAGAACTTAAAAATACTGGCTCTGTTGTCCTACAATTAGTAAACAATCAAGATGAACTACCCTCACTCGGTAGCCTAGTAACCATATTCACAGCAGAAATCGAAACTAAATATGTAAAACAAGCCGAAACAGCACTCGAAAATACAGACGAATTTATGGATAAGAAAAAAATTGACTCTCATGGAGAATCTCAACTTAAACGAAGAACAAGAATTAAAAAAAAATAAAAACTTAAAATTTTTCTTGCAATATTAAAAAAAACAAGTAACTTCATGCATTAGGCGACATGGAAATCGCCTACTCTTCAATCGAGGGAACACATGAACCGCTTCTTCTCTAGGTCTGGTAACTGGATCGGTGTTTTTATAGCCATCGCCGCAACAGGCAGCATAGGTTACAATATCATACAACAAGAACAGATCGAACGTATCAAGACGATCAATGAACTTGTTAAGCAAAAAGAATCAATCATGAGCGATAGTCTCAATGATGTAATTATGTCCCGTATGAGCGAACTCAGAGACAATATCTCAGAAGTTGCTCGTAATACTGGTCGTGTCGAAGGAATGGTCGCAGCTAGTATGAACATTCCACCAGAACAAAACCAAACAAGCGCAATCTGGCACGAAGGCTATTATCGGGGAATGGGACAACTCGCAATTGTCGAAGAATCCGCATACATCAGCGGATACCACAGAGCAACAGAAGACATGGGATGTCCAGCCAGTGCCCGTGAAAACGCTGCTTTCAAATATCAACAAGATAAGCAGATTGATATGGAGTCTCAACAATTCAATAAGGCTCTCGATGAGGCCGAACAGCGCCGCAAAAATATCGAGTTGATCAAGAACCCAAAACTAGAGCCAAAGGCCCCAGAAGCCCCTAAAGAAGCACCTAAAACCACTGAAAAGAAATGAGTCCACCATGGCCAAAGTAACAATCACTTTTGAAGATATGGAAGAAGGAGTGACTGTGGCTGTCGAATCAGATCCACCACTCCCAGAGAATATTCAAGAAGAAGCAGAAAACTTGACAGATGCCCAACAAATGGCTCTTTCAATGGCTATGATGTTCGACAATCAAATGCAGGAGGAATACGAACAACAACCAGTAAAAAAATGCTGTGGCAGCAACAGCAAATGTGACGAAAAACACAAAAAAGAAGGTGTTTGTCCTAGACACAAAGACACACCGCCAGAACAGTGCTGTCAGGACTGAAATTCGAGACAAGTAAAATAACTTGCCTCTTTTTACACCACCACAACACTAAATTAAATGGGCGGGAATGACCTTATGATCATTCCCGCCCGTATCTCATCAAATTTTTAATTATTATGATGGATAATTCACTTAATAAGGAATTTCATGATAACAAATTTTATGTACCCAGAAGATAAGAAAAAAAATTATTTCATCATTATACCCAAACCACCAGAACTCTTTGACTATTTCGATGTCTTCAGAATTTTTGTATGCTTGGGTGCAATAACATCTCTCTGCCTATACGAAATGTACATCGCTGTTTTTTTTGTTTCCATCATCACAACTATCACCAGCGTCTTCATAACAGCTAAACTAATCATCAATTTAAATATCAGAGAACATAATAATTGCTTGGTAAAATTAAAAAAAATCTACGACACACCAGCTTATCAAGAAGAAGATGAAAAAATCATCTTCACATTCATAGCACCAAGCGATAATCTTGTTAATAAAACCACACAACTAGCCAGAATTCTAAAAAAGAATTAGAACTCTACCAATTTACTTACCACTTCTTGATAATGTTTTATTAATTCGATCAACTATATCTTGATTGGTTTCAAAGTCTCCAAGTATACTATCTAAGCTTCTATTTTTATTTGTGTAGTCACTAAACGCATCACCAATCTTGTTAAGTTCTTCAGACCCCTTTTCCGCAGCACGATAAATAGACGGTATAGGTACTGCTGCGTCAATTTGTTCTGGTGTTGGTTGGTTCTGTAAGAATTTTGCTGATTGTTCTGGTGAAAATTTGGGGCCATCATATGTCAGTGGACCTTTTACATCAGTAAATTTTCCAGCCATGAATTTTTTCATATTTTCTTCTGCTGCTTGTTGCTGATAAAAATGCGCTTTTTCTAGATCACCTTGCGATGCAGCATGAGCCGCCATTCTCATGTTAGGATCATTATGATCTATATTAGTCCTAATATCAGCCAATTGTTGATTTTTAAGTATCTGAGATAATCTATCATTGTCTTCTTGATTTGGCTCCCAGTTAGGTGATCCCATTTTATCTGTAAGACGTATCATTTCTTTAAGTTCAGCTATCTCTTTATCATTATAACCCATCATTTTAAGACCATCAAGCGCATCTTGTTGAGGTTTTCCTGACGCTAAATCATGTATCTTCGCTGCACCCATTCCCATCAGAACACCAATTCCGTAAAGGAATATGGTTTTACCTATCGCTACTTTGTTTTCATTAGCCATATTAACAAGCTGTGGCATATACTTTTTAATGGCAGTCATGGCAATTTTTGCATTTCCTGATATTGCCCCAGCTACAGAACCCGCTCTCTCTGCCGTTTTTCTTCTTAAATCATCTCTGTATTCGTTAGCTTCCCATAGTCGCTTAAGGTACTTGTTTGATAATATATTTTCCATAGCTGGATTTTGTTGTGTCCCAACTACTTTGTCGTAAAGTTTTCCCGCACCACCATATATCTGCTTCCTAACGAAATACTGAACAAGCGCATAAGGAATCGCACCAATTCCACCTGTCGATCCAGCAATTATAATCGAAAGTATAAAAGGAAGGTCTTTTGTGCCTATGCCTATCGGCTTACCAACCATATTGAAAATTGCATTAGCATTTTTTAGGCCTTCACCCAACTGTGATGCAAACTCTTTTACGCCTCTTTCCATTTCATCAATGTTCTTAGGATCGCTGTACTTTTCATATGACTGTTGATACGAAGGCGCAGCTTTTGAAACGAAGTCTTTTATCTCTTTTGGCGCATACTTGTCATAAAGGTTTGTAGCAGTCTTCTTGATCGTATCATAAATCTCATTAAAATCTTTATCTTGACCAAATTCATGCATCACCGTTTCAAGAAACTCTTGCTTGGTACTGCAAACTTTTGCCAATTCCACCACAAGAAGCTTTTTGTCCTCAACGGTTTCTCTAAGCATTTTGCTGCTACGTTCAGATAATCTCATAAATTCACCTTTATTTAATTTTTTTAGCCTTCGTTTTTCCCTTTAATTAAAAGTTCACCTAAAACTTCTAACTCACCAAGCAATTTCTGAAAACCAGTTTGATCCATCTCTTCAATTTTATTCATGTGACTGTGTAATTCACTACACTTAGAAACATATTCTTTCTTTAACTTATCAAATTCAAACTTCCCGTCAGCAACTGAAGCATAATAAGGTAACTTAACCTTGAAATGATTGTAAGTTAAAAGAGCAACTCCGCCCTTCTCCTTTGCATTGTCAACAATCTTCTCTGCACCAGCATGACGCTTCAACGCAAAATCACTCATCTCTTCAGATGCTGATTCATTTAATCCAGAAAGCTTAAGCCATGCATACATTATTCACTCCTTTTCTTTCTTTTATCTATGGCCCATATGCAAAATAACATGGGAATAAGTCCTAAGAAATTAATCGGCCAAATTGGCATCATGGCAAACCAATAAACACCCAATAAAAAAACAATAATTCCTGTACTCAAAATCAACCAGTTAGGAATAAAATTAATAAAGGATAAAATGTAGACTATCGGACCAGATGTAATTATCAATAAAAAAATCATCGAAACAAGCAACGCTAAACTTGTCATAATTAATCTTTCAAAAAACAACCATAAATCACACTGTCAACATATTTATTTTCCTTATAAACATGCTGAATACGAACTCCCTCACGCACAAAACCACAACGCTCACACATCTTCTGACTAGCTATGTTGAAATCCAATACCTCACAACTCAATTTTCTAAGATTCAAAATTTCACGACAAAATTTAACCCCAGACTTCATCAAACGATTGCCAAAACCCTTACTACGATAATTCTTGTATATGTCACAACCAACGTCAGCTGTCCTATTGACGTAATTAATGTTCGTTAAAAACAAAACACCAACATTTTCATCCATTTCTGGATCTATACCAATCAAAACAAGACTATTCGGATAGTAAACATCTTTATCAATACCATCAAACCATCTCAATTGGTCTTCATCATTCAATATCGCTACCCTATGATGAAATTTAGAAACCTCTTGCTTCAAATCATACATTTCCTTCAAATCACTCTTATCAGCCTTGCGTAAAACTAAATCGTAATTAAACATTAATTAACCCTAAAAAAATTAGGCACAATTAAACTGAAAATAATAAATATGGCTGTCGCATAGCTGACAACACTTAATCTTCGCTTTTGCGTAAACAGATACCGGGTCAGGAAAGTGTGAAAACGACCTCCACTATCTGACCAGCCAATAATGTATAATAGAAAAGATATAAGTGAATTTTTCAAAAACAATGACAGGAATTAACCAGTCAAGTTAATTTTTTATAGTTTGAACCAAACTAACCTTTATTATTCAATGGATAATAATAAAGACCACTCGCACATCGAGATTGAACCATCTTCAAAACTCGATGACACTCTACGTCTGAATCATCACCATTAAAGCTATCAACCTTAATTAAATGACGCTCCATATCAGTTTCATCTGAAAGTCTGTCCAAAATAACACTCAACTTGCCAGCATTATAAGTATCATCAATCAAACAAAAACCACCATCTCCCACCAAAGGCCAACCATTAGAGCTTAAACCAGAACCAGAACCAAACCAGCCATCTAGCAAATCTTCCAGTCCACAAGCCTTCACATTCTCATTAACCTCAGATTGATTCGCACCACTGAACAAAACAACCTTACCCAATTCCCTCAAACCACGCAACAAAACCTTGATTTTCGGCCTCAATACCAAATACCTATCATTTAACTGAAATCCCTTACTCTTAACATAATCAGAAAAATCCTTCAAATTTTTCCGATCACCATGCTGCATACGATCTAATAAATTATCAGTAACAGTGGAAAGAATAGTTCCCTCCATATCAATGAAAAATACAGGCCTCCAAAGATCATTGGAATTTAACATCATCATGCTCCCATAGATGAAAAATTAACCATTCTTGCGAATCTGACTGGTATTTTCAGCAATTGACAAGATGCAAAAATTAACTTCCTTAAACCACTTAACACAAATATACCAAGAAAAACTTGCAAGTACACCAACAACAGGAACCAATAATGGCGTATACCATTGGAAATCTTGTTGCTCAGGAAATCCAAATGGACCATTAACAGCTTGAGGCTTTCTCAAAATAAAATCCATCTCAAAAACAAAAATAGAAGCAACTAAAGAAATCATTAGCCCAAAAACTAAACCCAAAGCGGCAAAAATATCAATAAAACGAACAACAATACCATAAACAGGAAACTCAGTATCAATAGAACTAAACATCCTGATAGATTCACTCACACAAATTGCAATCGTAAGATACATGCTGTATAACAAACAAATACATAGAATATAAAAACTTATAAAACTAGAATTATAAGCAACGCCAATGGAACTATATGCTGCACGACCTAAACCAATAGTTAAAATAATACCAGAAACAATCAACATAACACCAAAAACATACTGAATCGATTTGCCTTCCATAAAATAAGTGCGAATAAAATTCAAATCAGGTAAAAATTCACTCAAAGGGTCACTTTGCTTTTTCTTCTTCTTAACCTTTTTAGGCTTATCTTCTGAAAATTCCTCTAAAACTTCAACACTAGAAATTGCATCCATAATTTCTGGAACGCTCAATGCGTCAACCCATGACTTGCTTCCCTGTATTTTAACCTGCCCATCTAGCATCAACTTCTTTTTGCGAATCAATGAGGCAATGTCTGAAACAGACATCGGACCATGTACCTCATTGTTCAAATTAACAAAGTATTTGCTCACAACAAAACCCCTTAACCCATGACATCACTACAAACAATATATAAGGAAAAATCTTGACTGTAAAGCAAAATCACCAACCACTACGAACAGAACTGACAATATACTCTAAATCCTCACGACCAACCCACCAACCACATGGTATCGACACCATCCTCTCAACGACATAATCAGTTCCCTGCAAATTACCTAAACCACCTAAACATGGATGCTTATCATTCCTGTCATGAACACGACTACAACCTATACCACAAGATTTCATCTTAGATATAAAACTATCACGATCATCTACCAAAAGAGTGTAAACCCAATGAGCAGAATCATAACCAGTTACACGCTCAACTAAATGAATACCCGAAAAACCATCCAAAGTCTTATCCAAAAATTCACCATTAAACTTCTGCTGATCCAAATATGGCTTTATAACCCTCAAATTCTCTAAACCAATACAAGCACTGATATCATTCATATGAAACTTATATCCCCAATCAACAATTTCTTGCTCACATCTGAAATCAGACCTGCCACTCCTGTCTAAACCATACCAACGTAATAATTTACCACGATCATAAAAATCAGAAGAAGGACACAACAATGCACCTCCATCTCCACATGTCAAATGCTTGATAGGACCAAAACTATAACAACCAAATCCCCATGTACCTACATTCCTACCCATATACTTGCTTCCAAATGCATGAGCGCAATCTTCAATCAAATATGGCCGAAAACCATAAACCCTTTCAGCATTATCCAAAATTCTCTCAACCTCATGCATGTCAACAGGATAACCAGCCCAATGAACAATCAATACTGCCAGAGTTCTCTCATTAATCTTCCTACCCAAATCAACTAAATCAATGTTGCAATTCCTCACATCCGTATCAACAAATACAGGACGCAAACCATTAGCCAAAATAGGCAAATTACTAGCAGTACATGTCACAGGAACTGTCAAAACCTCGTCACGACCACAACCACGGATCATGTGCAAAGCCAAATGAATAGAACTAGTACAACTATTCATCGACAAAACACGGTAATGATTGAAAAAAGAAGATAACTCACTCTCGAAAATGTCAACAACTTTGCCTTGCCCTATAAATCCTGAATGTAATACAGAACTCAAAGATGAATCAACAAATGGTGACATGAAAACTTTGAATAATGGTATGTCCATATTACTATATTAACATCATGGAACCCAAATTTACATCAGATTGGTTTTCCCACCATATACCAATGTGGGAAATGTGGCTCAGTGGTCTGAAAGATCTGCCATTTTTAGACTTCCTTGAAATAGGAAGCTACGAAGGTAGATCAACAATATGGCTACTGGAAAATATCATAAAACACAACACATGCAAAATAACCTGCATCGACTCATTCATCGATCATGAATATGAAGAAAAAAATCAAAAAAAACTAATTCAACAATTTATAGAAAACACTAAAACATATCAGGAAAAAATTCGACTAATCCACCAAGAAAGCTTCTCAGCACTACAGAACTTGATCAGCATGAATCAAAAATTCGACTTCATCTACATAGATGGATGCCACGAAGCAATAAATGTCCTTGAAGATGCTGTTCTTTCCTTCAAAATGCTAAAACAAAACGGAATCATGATATTCGATGACTATAATTGGATTAACAATAAAGAATTTCACGAAATACCACGAATGGGGATAAACTCATTCATGACAACTTACTCTCACTATATAAAGACAATCTACGTCGGAGACCAATTGGTAATAACAAAATTATGATAAGCCTCATAGTGCCAGTTATGAATAGATCTGATCGAGTCGTAAATTGTCTCGAAACTTGGATCAATCACCCACAAATAAACGAAATACTAATTGTTGACTGGTCATCAACTAACCCAATCAAAACAGACCCAGAACTAACCTCAATAACAAATCACCATAAAACAAAAATAGTAAGAGTAAACAATGAAAAATCATTCATATCAATGAGCTTCTCTCTCAATGTAGCACTCAATCATGCCAAATATGACCATATACTAAAATGCGATATCGATTACAAACTCATAAACCCAGAACTAATCAACATATTCCAAAGAGAACAAGACAGAAATCACTTCTACTGCGGAACTATACCAGATAAATGGGACTTTCACGGCTTCTCATTCTTCAAAAAAGAAAATGCAATCAAAATTAATGGATATAACGAAAAATTCCGTGGATGGGGGTGGGACGACGAAGACTTTTACAGAAGATTAGAAAAAATAGGACTCGAAAGAATCGTAATCATGAACATAGAAGAATTTCTCTACCACATACCACACGATGATTCACTAAGAACAGCTAACTACCCAGAAGATCAACAATTAAAACATAAAACAAATAGACAAAACGAAATAATTTCCGAAGAAGAAGATGTAGGACAAATATCAAAATACACAACCATTAAAGAAGAACCAAACTACATAGAACTCATAAGATTATGAAACCAATACTCGTAACAGTTACAGGTCACAGAACCAATACACTCAAACATCAACTCAATCATTATAAAAATGATGTAAAAGATGCTTTCATAGTCGTTTACGAACACGAAAATTCCAATAAATCAACCAAAGATGAAGTCGAACAAATAGCCAAAGAAGCAGGATTCAATATCCATACAGTCAGAACTCATAGACCATTCGACTGGGAACAAGTTACCAACATCTACAACGAAATAAAAAACATCTACCCAAAAGACTGGTGGATCATAGCTGATGACGATGAACTACAACTATATTGGGAACCAATCGAAGACCTAATCCAAGACTGCGATAAACATGGATGGGAATACGTCTCTGGTGGATTCATCGACCGAATAGGACCATATGGAACATTCCCCGAAATCACGCCAGAATCAACCCTATGGGAACTATTCCCAATAGCATCATTCTTCCGCCACCCACTGTCCAAAGCCTGCCCAAATAAAACATGCCTAGCCAAAGGACACATTAAACTGTCCAACGGCCAACATTATATCATGGAAGGACAAAATACAGTCTGGGG